TCAAAACCAGAGTTGGTGCTGATGTTTTTGTGTGGGATGCGGCGGGGCGGGGTCAACCTTGCCCGGGGTCATGATGAAACGTGCTAGCGTTTCATGTGTAACGAATGTGCACCCGCAGTTGATGTTTTGACACTGGTGATACCGCTCTTTGGTTTCTTTGCTGAGATAGCGGCTTGTACGAGCGTGAGCCGCTTCCATACAAATTGGGCAATGCATCATGATTTTTTATCCCGCCTCGTTTGCTGATATGAGCGCGATAATAAACCCTAATCTTACATTTGCAAGATCAATCTTAAAAAACCATCATTTGACTTATCTTGGTTCGCTTTATTCATCTTCGCCTGCCTCATAATCTATGTCTGCAAGCTTTACCTCCAGTTCTAACGAGGTGGTGTATCCATTGCTGTTAAGCGCATGGGTCACTTTAGTAATTATCCACGCCTGACCGTCAATGATGCTCTTAAATCCTGATACCGCGACCGGTGTCTCGGGATAAAGATCGGCACGGCCAAGCGCGAGCGTGATTGAGAACTCGGCCACACCGCGCTGTAACTTGTCCCATTTCGCCTGAGCTGCCCGCATCGCCTGGGCTTTTGTCGAAAAGACGGTCGTGAGGGCAAAGACATTATCCGCCTCACCGGCCATGTACTCACCCTTTCGCGCCTCCGGTACTTTCGCCTCTTTCTTTTTTGCCTTCGCCTTGGGGTGTTCCAGGGCGCGCAGGTGTGGCTCTTTTGTCCTGCGCTTCACTTTCACTTTTTTCGGCTTTGGCTCTCTGGTGTGCAGCCACTGCGCCGTTACGCCGGTGTAAGCGCTCCGGTCAGCAATGGAAAACTGATGCCGGTCGCCATCACTGCGCGTAATCGTGACCTGCGGAATCGGCTTGCCGCTGGCGGTAAGTGCCTTACCGGCCTGGAGGAAAAGCAGTTTCCCGGATTTAACCGACACCTCGCCGCCGTTCCGGTCAGCCAGCCGCGTCAGAAATTTGGCGTCGGATTCCTGCGACTGGTCGATATGCGGGATTACAATCCGGGCGAGCTCAGGCGCAACTGCGGCCTCCAGTTTGTTACGCTTTGCAATGGCCTCAACAACCATGCCGAGGGTTTTGTCATGCCATGACTCTTCCCGCCGGGAATTGAGCGAACCCCGAAAATCCGCACTGCGGGCGCGGATGGTCACCGTATCAGGTGCGCCCCGGTGCTCGACCTCATCCACGGTAAAGCGGCCTTTCTCGATAAGCGCCGACCCTTTCCACCCGAGCCACAGCGTCAGCACTGCACCGCGCACCGGCAGCACGACGCGCCCGTCGGCGTCATTGAGCTCAAGGTCGAGCTGGTCAGCCTCAAAACCCCGGTTGTCAGTCATCGTAAGGCTTATCAGGCGATCGCTGATATTGCCGGTAATATCCCTGCTCTCGATTTTCAGCATATAAGCCGGGGTGAGTGTGCTCCCCGGCGAGCTGTAAAGGGCATCAGTCATCAGAACCCCAGCGACGATGTGATTTTGGTTGCGGTGTCTTTGGCCTTGCCGGCCAGTTCACCGGCCTGTTTATTCAGGTCGCCATAAATGGCCGCGAGTGACTCATCAACACGGGTCAGCGCCAGATTAAACGTGATTTTTCGCGGCGAGCCGTCCGTGAAAAACTCCGCGCCGGTCTCGCTGACGCTGTTGATAACGTACATCCCGTAAATCATCCCGTTGCCCGACAGGAGCGGCCACGCTCGCCCCTCTTCAGCCATCAGCCTGACCGCCGTCAGGGTCAGTTTGCCGCCGGTGATCTCCGGGTAAAGCTCACCGCTGAGGGTGATTTTCTCTTCCCCGACGCCGAGAAACTGAAAGGCGTCACGCTTGCCGATACGGCTGTTTGATTGCCAGCGATATTCCGCGTCCCGCTGCATGCTCTGAAACGGCAGCGTCTGGCGCATGAAGACGAAAAACCCAAGTGCGAGCATCATGTTAGTTATCCTCCTTATCCGTCGTGTCGCATGCTGGAGCGTTCGCGGGCGCGCTTGTCCCGGTCGGCTTTCTCGATGGCGTCCTGTAGCTGTCGCCCGAGATCGCCACCCGGCGCACCACCGTTATGCATCGTGATGGTGTAATTGCTCTGGCGGTTGTCGACATAAGATTTCCCGCCTGGTGCAGTCACCGGCTGATAAGCCTGATACCCACCGTAGGTGCTGGTCGCGGGAATATAGGTACTCCCGATACCTACCGGCGCAGCGGCAGCGCTCCGGGCAGCACTGGCTTTCTCTGCGGCCTGGTCAATATCACCCGACTCCCTGTTAATCACGCCGAGCTTTTCAAGTACCCAGTCAATGCCTGCTTTCAGCTTGTTAAATGCCTTAAGCGGCAGCATCAGCGAATCAGCCAGAGCCTGCCCGAACCGCTTGCCCGCATCCCGGCAGGAGTTGAGCTGTTCCTGCGTGGATTTCACCGGCTCAAGCAGATTTTTAAACCAGTCCCACGCGGCCTTAAGCTTTTCGCCCAGCCAGTCAAACATCGGTTTAAGGGGGGAAAACAGCTCCCCGACCGGGGCGAATGCAGCCTTAAGCCCTTCGATCACTCCTTCGAAAAAGGCGGAAATGGGCTCCCAGTATTTGCGGATGAGCAGCGCCCCGGCGACGATGGCAACACCAATGGCGACAATCGGCCAGGTGAGCGCGCCGAGTACCGTCATGATCGCGCCGCCGACCACGCTGAAGACCGTCCCGAGCACACCGGCAATGGCGATAATCGCGTTAATGCCGCTGATAACCGGGAACGCAACGAGGCCAATCGCCCCGACCAGCCCGATAGCCCCGGCGGCAACCGCCCCGATGGTGGTGAGCGTCTGCGCCAGCCCTTTATTTTTCTGGATCCAGCCGTCGAGTCTGAGCACATACCCTGTGGCAGTCTTGACCAGCTTACGCAGGGAGGACTCTTGCTGGTCAAACAGGTCAGTACCGACCGCTTCGTAAGCCGACTGGAACGCTTTAAAGTCGCCGCCGAGGTTGTCCTGCATGACCTCAACGAGCTCCTGCGTTTTGCCGTCCGAGGCTTTAAACGCGGCAGTGAGCTGGTCGAGTTTGCCCGTTGACGCGGCGGTCATTAACACCTGTGCCGCCGAGCTGGCTTCCTCACCAAAGATGGTTTTCATGTACTCGGCGCGCTGGCCGGTGCCGAGTCTGTTTTTCTCAAAGCTGGCCTGGATTTCTTTCAGGATGGCGAATATCGGGCGGGTATTACCTTTGCTGTCAGCCGTTCTGACGCCAAGCTCTTTTATGGCGGTGTACGCCCGGCCTGTCGGTGCCTGTAAACGGCTGAGCACCGCACGGCTCCCTGTACCCGCCATTGAGCCGGTAATTTTGGCATCGTGCAGCGCGCCAATCATGGCGGCGGTCTCCTCGATGCTCACCCCGGCATTTTTCGCCACCGGCGCGGCATAGGTGAGCGCATCACTCAGCCCGTCAAAATCCGCGGCGGTTTTGTTCATGGTCATCGAGAGCACATCCCCGATGTGGGCGACCTTATCGTTTGAGAGCTGAAAGGCGGATTTCATGCCCATCAGCAGCCCGGCGTTTTCCTCCATCGTGCGCCTGTTCGCCAGCGCCATATTCAGTGTGACAGGCGTCGTGGCCTGAATCGCCGCCACATCGCCGCCGCCTTTGGCGATGATGATTTGCGCCCCGGCGGCATCGTCGGCTGAAGCGGCAGTATTGTCCCCGAGCTGGCGCGCCTGTTTGCGCAGGGCAGTCATTTCTGCCGAGTCTTTCTTCACGCCGAGAACCGCCTGGAGCTCAGAGTTTTTCTGCGCGAACTCATATCCCGGCCTGAGTAACGCCGTTCCGGCAAGCGTGGCGGTGGTTGCGATGCCCACACCGGCAGCACCGAGCGCCGCCGATTTCCCGGCAAGTGCTTTCCCGGCCTGATAACGGTTTTTTACCGCGCTGAGCTTTGCCTCCTGCGCACTGACCCGCGCCAGCGCCTCACGTTGCCGGTTAAGCTGTGCGGTGGTTTCCCCGATACTGTTTTTCAGGCGACGCTCATCAGCCGCCAGTGTGCGCGTGTTAATCCCGGCCTGGCTCAGCGCCTGCCGGGTGCGCTGCACCGACTCACGCAGGCTGTTATGTTTCGCCTGGAGCGCGGCGGCACTTTTACGCGCAGCCTCCATCGCAGCGGCCTGTGCGCGGGTCGGCTTGTCGGTATTTCTGAACTGGAGCGCCAGCGCGGCGGCTTCCTGTTTCGCTTTTTTCAGCGCCTGACCGGTGACCGCAAGCTGTGCGCTGGTTTTGCGAAAGCCATCAATTCTGGATGCCTGGTTGTTGAGGCCGCGCAGCGTGTCCTGCGTCCCCCTGATCTCCCCGGCCAGCGCTTTGCTGGCCTTGTCGATGGATTTTAACGGGCGGGTCGCCTGGTCAACGGCCTTGAGCAATACCTGAAGTTTTACATCACTCATTGGTGTTTCCGCTTCGCTGGAGCGCTTTTTCGCGCCATGTGGTGAGCTCGGTCAGGCTCATGGGATAAAGCTCTGATGGCGGCCAGTGGAAAATCACCGCGATATCCGCCATCAGGTCATCAACCGACAGATTTTTCGGGAAGGTTACTGCGCCGAACTCGGCGACAAAAAACCGATCACCTTACCGGCGAGCGCCACAAGGTCAGGCAGCTCCAGCGCCGCGACCTCATGCTCGGTCAGCGACGGGGACGTCACGCGCGGCAGCACCTTAATCAGTGCATCGACGTCAGAGTTTGCGACCGAGGCCAGACTGACACCGCGCAGCGTTCCGGCGGTGGGTTTAATCAGGGTGACGTGATCGATAATCTGCTCGCCGCGTTTAACCGGGTTTTCCAGGGTGATTACGTTGTCGTTTGTCATGGTGTTCTCGTTTTAATCAGGTTTCAGGGTTAACCGGCCAGCGGCGCTGACCGGGTGCGCATTACAGGCCGATATTGCGGCGGTGCTGTTCGAGGCGGTCGGTGCCGTTCACCTTCTCGACCATGTTGAGGGTGTCGATTTCGATGAGTTCTTTACCGTCCATCGTCAGGCGGAAATAGGTGCAGATAACCGAGATTTTCGACTCGGTGTCTTCGCCCTGCTTGCCCTCGCCGGTGTCGATTTCCTTCTGACGCCCCCGCATGACCACCTCAACGGCCACGGTTTCGCCGGTGTCGTCACGCTGGTAGGAGCCCGCAAAACGGATCGGCACGGCATCAACGCCGGTTGCACCGTAGAGCTCCCAGATAGCGGAATCGGGAAAGCCACCGAGCGACCACTCCATCGACAGGGCATCATCATCGAGTCCCATATCAACCGGCGCGACGCCATTCATCCCCGCCCCGCGATAGTTCTCCAGCTTGCGGGTGAGCTTCGGCAGGGTGATGGATTTGGCGATCCCCTGATAGCTGAAGCCATTGAGAAACACATTCATGTATTTGAGCTTGCGCGGCATGGCCATGTAATCAGGCTCCTTATTTGCTGTTGACGGCCGAGACCAGCGTCGCCAGATATTTATCGGTGATGCGCTGGCGCAGGGTCAGATTTTCGAGAGGGGGAGCCGGCGTATAGTCATAATCGATATACAGTTTTCCGGCCTTGAGGGTCTCCTTGTCGTTGGCTTCCTCGTCAAACCAGCAGGTCGCATCGATGATGTAACCGTTAGTTTTCAGCTCGCGGAATTTGGCATTGATGCCATCAACAATGTCGCGGATGAGCGTCGCGGTGATCGGCTTGTCGACCGCCCACATATGCGCCGCCGCCATCGTGTCAGCGATAACCTGTGCGGTGCGGGTGTAGTTCTCAAACAGGAATAACGGATCGTCGGAGCAGGTGCGGTTACCCCAGAAGCGGAAACCATCCTTGCGGACAAGCGTGGTGATGCCCGCCTCGTTGAGCAGGTCGGCATCGGTGCCGGGCTCCTGTAAATCCCAGAACACGCTCGCGCTGATGCCGGTGACGCCGTTCACGCCAACGTTAGAGAGGGTTTTATGCCAGCCGACTGACTGGTCGATAGCGGCGCGCAGGCCGAGCGCGCGGGCGGTGGCGTAAGCCGTGGCGGTGGTGCTGGTCACGGTGTCCCAGGCGAGAAAATCCGGCCAGATGACCATCAGCTCGCGCTGGCTGAAATTGTCACGATAACCGATGGCCTCTGATACCGTTTTGCAGCCCCACGCGCTGATGTAGCCAAACGCGCGCAGCTTCTGACAGACAGGCGCAAGGGCGCTCGCCACCTCATGCGTGTCGTAACCCGGCACGCCAAGAATGCGCGGTTTGACGCCGGTCACCGCTTCGGCGGTCAGCAGTGCTTTCAGGCCGGTGTATTTGCTGTTTTCATCCGTGGTGCCGATGATGTTGGAAATCGTCTGTGCGAATGCGGCCTCCTTATCGGTGCCGGTGCCCTCGGCAACGCGTACAACGACAATCACCGGTTTTGACTGGTCGGCGATGGCCTGTAGCGAGGCGGCAAGGGTGCCTTTTTTCCCGGCCTTAGCGATGGCGCTCTGGACGCTGGTAATCAGTACCGGCTCATTGAGGGGGAACGTTGCCGGGTCGGCATCGCTGGCCGTGCAGACCATGCCGACAATCGCCGTTGAGACGGTGGAAATAACGCGCGTGCCGTCGTTGATTTCGACGACCTGCACGCCGTGATGATAATCACTCATCCGTTTAACTCCGTGGTGTTGGGGTGAGTGCTATTTTCCGGGGTGCGCGGGGGCGGGGCTATTTATCCGGGATGGGTGCCGTGCTGGACAACAACGGACAGGGAAAAAACGGCCTTTATCCGCCTGTTATGGGGAGGTTTTCAGGGTATTAGCGTTTCGCTGTGATTTGGCGATTTAAGCTTTTTTACTTATGCAGATAGTAATTAAATTGAACTCAACTAATCTCAATCCATCCTTGTATAAATTGGCCTCCTGATTACCCTTTCGAAGGCCTGGATTTCACTTCGAAAGGGGACTTTTTCGCCTGCTGCTTTCTCAACATAACCACTCCTCATGTTCCGTAAATGCCGCGCAGCGTTTTTCCTGAATATATTTTTCACTTTATTTTACCGCTTACGCTTGCTGTTTATCATATCCAGGCCATGCTTAGAGCGGCTCCGAAAGGATACACGCCCAACCCAGGGTACAAGACTCACGGATGAGTCATTACACATGCCATATCGTGATAACAAGAATCGACGCAAAATGACTGCCCTCACCTGGAGGGCTTTTTTTCGTGCATCAGGCAGGTTTTTCAGGCCAGATAATGTCCGGAGCTTCGGGGGCTGTTCTGCTGAGAAGCACCCGGTATTTTTTCCACGCGGCGAGCTGCGCCTGCTCCTCACTGGTGGCAATCTCCAGCTCGACGGCGTCCTGCAGCGGCGCAATGGCTGTGCTGGCCTGCGTCATCAGCATGTTTTTCAGCTCAGTGATTTCTGCCATTCTGGCCGCGCGCGCTGCGTCAGGGTCATCAACCCATTTATCGCCGTCCCACTTCTGGTAATTACCGTCGGGTGAAAGCAGGGTGACATTTTCAGGCAGTGCGCCCGGTGCAGTAATATGGATCTGCTCCCCTGTGACAGTATCAAACACCGTCGCGCCCCGGTGATCGTCCATGACATTCCATTTCGCGGCTTCAGCGTCAAACACCGCCACTTTACCGGCAGACGTCTGCGGGGGGCGGATATTGGTACAGTGCGCGGGCAGACCCGTCTGCGGCGGGATATACGCATTTCCTTTCCCGATAAATTCCCCGGTTTCCGCGCTCAGGTTATACACGGTGATTGTCCTCGGTTGGTCGGACATTCTGAACATTATGCAAGCCTCACGATGTAGTTAAATGCGATGTTTTTAACGGTGTTCTCATCATTGCCCGCCCCCGCGACCGTCACGGTGTGGCTGTGCGCACCAATCGCCACGGTGTGCGAGTGCGCCCCCAGGGCTAAGGTGTGACTGTGTGCACCGATGGGAACACTGTGCGCATGTGCGCCTGCGGCACCTGTCAATGCCGATGTTGCGGCACTGCGACTACCCGCCGTGTAATTCCCTGCGGAGGCAGCCACCACCCCGTAAAGCGCCACATCCGGCGGCGTCCTCACCCCCGAAACGTGCGTATGTTCGCCCGCCGTGTTGGTTGACTTCGTTCCGTAATCAAACGTGCTCGTCGCCCTGGTGCCATAGTCAAATGCGCTGGTCGCTTTCGTCCCGAGATCGGTGCTTGAGGCGCTGGCGCTGTGGGCATGAAATTTAATGCCGTCCAGTTCCTGAGATAACACGGCGCGCCCCCCTGCCGGTTTACCTTTGACCGTCCAGCCGCGCATATCCGGGATCACACCTGACGGATACGCCGCCGCCAGAAACGGATACGCGGCTTTATTGAACGACTGACCCGCCATCAGGGCATAACCTTCGGGGATGATGTCGGACGGCCACGGGATCGGGGTACCCACCGGACAGGTGTTATAACCGTCGTGATGGATCATTTTCCAGCCGTTGAATTTACCGTCGCAGACAGCGGCAAAACCGATGTATTTGCCGTAGAAATCAATCCCGATTGTCGTGTTGTAACCGACGCTGTTGCCGTGAGCAGAATTGATGTAATGCTTCCAGGGGTGACCGCCGGGCATCCCGTTTAACGCGGAGGGCGAATTAAAAAAACCTGAACGCTGGCGCAGCTCAACCGCAACATCACCGATAAGCTCAGCGTAGGTATTGAGCCCAGCCCCTTTCGGGACGCGTCCCTCGGCATTCTCATTCGCTCTCACTGCCGTATCGTAGGCTGTTTTGACCGCTTTTGGCGTCGCGGCAAGCGCCTCCGTGTTGCTGTCGGTACCGCTGTAAAGACGGATAATGCCTTTCTGCGCCGTGGTGGCGTCCTGCGCAACATATTTTGAGCTCGCATAATCAACCACGGCTTTAAGCGCTTTTGAGGTGGCGGCGTGCGCTTCTGACTCGCTGTCGGTTGCGTTGCTGAGCTGCACGATACCTTTTTGCGTCGTGGTGGCGTCCTGCGCGGTGTATTTGGCGCGGGCAAGGTCGTACGCCGCCTTAACAGCTTTCGGTGTGGCGGCGAGCGTCTCCGACGGGCTGTCGGTCGCGCTGCTCAGTTGGGTAAACCCTTTTGCGCTGAGCGTCGCATCAGGGTGGCGGCGCGACTGCTCATGCTCAAGGAGCTTGCTGTCAACGTAATCCTGCGAGGCCATCACGGTTGTGGCGTCGATACTCAGCTCAACGGACGCCAGATCCGACAGAACGATAACCATGCGCAGGGTCTGCGCCCGCCCGGAACCCTCTTCGAGTTTTGGCTTATAACTCTCAGCCATATTGCTGACGGCAACCAGCGTGCCGGTGTCGTCATAGAGCCCCATTTCACGCAGCCAGAACCCGCCCGTCTCCGGCGGGATAACCAGCTCGGCCACGATGTAATTTTTGTTTTTATTGTCCTGGCTGATTTTATTCAGCTTATTGCGCCAGACTTCATTAATCAGCTTTGTCTGACCAGCGTCGGGCTGGGGAAGTTTTCCGCCGCCGTCGCCGACGGCCATCGCGGTAATGTTCACTTTCTTACTGCCCGGTGTGAGCGCGGCGGCAAATTTTGCCGCGCCTGCGGTGGTGACCACCGTTCTGTATTTTGCAGTCATGCTTTTCTCACTTAACCCGGATAAACCGTAATAATGTCGCCGTCGTAACCCGCCCCACCGGCGAAGAGATATCCCGCAACATCCTGAATAATATTGAGCCCGATAAGATGGCGGCTGGCCGGTTTCGCATCGGCAATAAGCCGCTCCATCTCCTGATACATTTCCTCCGAAATGCCGGTTTCGAGGACGCCAATATCAAGCCGGAATGTGCCTGGCGGCTCGTTGTTTTCCCACCACTCGATAATGTTGATGACATAGCCGAGCGGCTCAACGACACGACGCACCGCCCCTATGGTGCCCTTGTGGCAGTGGATGAAATACGCGCTGCGGATCACATCGCGCTTCGTTTCCTCCGGCCATTTCTCATCCCACCGGTCGACCGAAAATGCCCAGGCCAGCCACGGCAGGAGCTGCACCGGGCAGGTGTCGGGATTCCACAGACGCCGCAACGGTATCGGGGTGTTTTCGATATCGGCACAGGCACGCGCCGCCGCCACCTCAAGCGGGGACGAGCCGACCGGCAACAGGCGCGATTCATTCATCAGAACCCCCGATCACAATCTCATAATCCGTGCAGTAAGAGGCCTGGGTGCTGTCCAGAACAATGTCAGTGACCGGCGCGGCGAGCTCGACCCGCTGCACCCCCTCAACGTGCAGGGCGGCATAAATGGCGGATTTGCGGATATCGCGCCCGAGCCGGTGCTGCGCGGTGATGTATGCGCTGAGCTTTGCTTCGGCGGCGCTGCGCACCGGCTCACTTTCGGGGCCAGGGTAAAGATAAAGGGTGGCGTTAATCCGGTAATCAACAATGCTGGCCGACTGTACCGTCACGCGGTCAGCCACCGGCCTGACGTCCTCGTCGTTGAGGGCATTACGCACCACGGTCAGGAGCTCATCAGAGGCCGCGCCGTTGCCCTCGCGGGATAACACCGAGACCGTGACACAGGCCGGTTGCGGGCTGGTCACGGAGATATCAGCGACCCGCCCGTCAGCGCTGCGCCCGTGAAATTCATACGCGCCGACAGACCCGGCCACGCTAAGCCCTTCGAGCGCCTGCTGGATGCGCAGACGAAAATCGCTGTCGGATTCCAGCACCGCCGCCACGGGCGGGAATGCCTCTTCATCTGCCGGGGTGATCACCAGACGCGAGACGTTGTAATTCGCCCCGATCACATCAAGGTCGTTACCGGCAGCGAAGGCGAGCATGGTTGCGCGTGCGGCCTCGTTAACACGCTGACGCCAGACAACTTCCCGGTAGGCATTTTCCTCAAGGAATTTGGTCAGCGGCTCCGATTCGAGCGCCAGCGTGCGGGCGACCGCCTCCTGTTGCTCTGCCGGAAACAACGAAACAAGCGTCGCCTTGCGCTCAGTCAGAATGCTTTCGTAATCGAGCTGCTCGACCACATCAGGCGCGGGGAGCTGGCTTAAATCAACAATCGGCATGGGTTAGCTCACAGGGATGGTTAACGAAAGGGGGTCGCCGGTGGTGGCAATCTCGCCGGTCAGGCTGACCACCATACGGCCATCAGACAGACGCTCGGTCGTTACCGCGCTCAGGGTGATACGCGGCTCCCACTTCAGCACGGCAAGATAGCAGGCCACCTTAATTTGCAGCTCAAGCGCCGGGGTCTGGGGCTGGTCAATCAGGGAGGACAACAGCGAGCCGTAATCACGGCGCATCACCCGCGAGCCTACAGGCGTGCGCAGGATATCGCTGAGGCTCTGGCTGATGTGTTCCGCATCCGTCAGCGCCCTGCCGGTGCTGCGGCTCATACCGATATAACGCGCGGTCATAGTGGCGCTCCGGTTGTTCCGCCGCTGTCGCCGGGGTGTTTATGGGTGTGCAGTACCTTGCCGTTAGAGGAGAGTTCGCCGCCGGTGTGCTCGATGTTGCCGCGCATGATGCCGCCCTGCTGCACTTCCAGCGAGCCGGTGATGAGCCTCCTGGTGCAGACCACTTCCGGCGTATCGAGCGTGATGCGTGAAGACGCTTTAACGGTCACCACAGGCACCGTGGCGGTCAGGGATTCAGAGGCGGTTACCGTGGCGGTTTTGATGCCGCTGACGGTCAGGGCGCTGGCTTTCGGTTCGTACTCAATTACCGCGCCATCGGGGAATGCAACATGCCACGCATCGGCTGAGGCAGACGGGGCGGGGTTGCCGTCGGAAAAAATGCCCGGCAACACAAAGGCGGTATCGAGCTCGCCGCCCACGGCCAGAATAAGCACCTGCTCGCCGATGGAGGGTGCCCACCATGTGCGGGCGCGACCGGCGCGCTGCGTCAGCCACTGGAGCCAGTCGGTAACAATACCGCCGGTCTGCACACGGCAGCGCCCGGTAATGAGATCGGTTTCGACCACAACGCCGGTGCGTACCATGTTGCGGAGTGCGCGGGCAAGTTCATTGATGTTTGCTGGTATGTTCATACAACGAAGAATGCCGCCAAGCAAAAGCAGCGGCAATTAGGGGAAGTTATTTAGGACGTGACACAACCTTATGATTTTTCGTCATTCTCCCAAACATACTTGATTATCTGCATACACTCTGCATGTGCTTGTTCATGTTTTTCAAATTCTTTATCGAAGAAAAAGAAAAAGGCAATTTTCATTTGAGGCATCTGAATAAAAATAAATTCATTCACTTTATGAAAAAAAGAGAAGCCTTCATTTTTACTCTTAAAGATCATTAGAGAGTTGTGTTTTGCATCCTTCCATTTTGAAGTTAGATTTCTTCGGGATTTTCTTATTGTTCGGAAAACTTTATTCGGCGTCGTGTCAATATCCCCCCAGAACATTGCAACTGGAATTTGCGCTAAATAGGGTATGTATTCTCCCCCCCTATATCTCAGGAAACGATTACGAAGATCCATCACCTGTAGTTTGAAACCAAGGTATTGTAACCACCAAATAATGATATCATAATCTGGTCCGCTTATACTCTCAGGCTTCTTATTAAGTAGCATCCTCTTTAAATAATCTTCAAATACTCCAAGCAACTCAGAGTTGCAACTTCTACATGCTGGGATAGTAGTTTTAATATAACTTGTATATTGATTGTTCTTGGTGCTAAGTAACTCTTTGTCTGGTGCTGCCTCAAATGCCCATTGAGGAATAACATGTTCACGAGTTATCTCAACTTCGCTGCCACACAAGAGACATAAATCAGCCTGATGATGTTTGATAATTATATCCATTACTATTTTTTGTGATTTTTTTATTCTGGCTCGTAAAAGTCTAAATTTCTTTTCCATAGTCTCATCATTCTCATACTTTTTTAGATAGTATTAGTAATATCTCGTCTTCGATCAATTGCATAGAGCCTTTATCAAATCCTAGTAATTGACGAGCAGGATACTGTACCTCGGCACTGTTTCGCGCTGGTTTATCTTTTAGCCCTGACTGATGAACTCTGGCAATGCGCTGCACTTTGCCGGTAAATTCCACCACCGCCGCGCTGTCATTGCCGCTGGCCTTCAGATAACGGGCGGTTCGCAGCTTTGCGAACATTTGCCGCTTAACCCGGCCTTTCTTTTCCCTGATGCGCTGGGGTTTGCGCGGGGCATATGCGGTGCCGTCGGGCGCTTTCTGCGATTTAATGCGCTGCTGCTGACTCTGGCGCAGCTTCTTCGCAATTTTCACAGTGAGACGGCGACGACCGGCGGGCGAAAGGGAATCAAGCAGCCCCGCGAGTTTATCGTCGAACGGCTTAAACTCATTCATTCCACTGACTCACCAGCTCACCGCGCACATAAAGCTCTGTCGGACGCGTAACCGGCTCCGGCGGTGGCGGTTCGGGAATGTTCTCCACATGCAGCGCCGCGCCCACCTCCCTGACCAGCGTGCGCTCAGTCATTAAGAGGCTGATGCTGATATCGAAACTGCTGTCGTTGTTGATATCCGCCTCAAAGGTAAAGCCCTTTTTCTGCCCGGTGTCGGTGCTGAGAATATCCGGCTGATGCTCGCGCAGCCACGCCAGCACCGGGACGAGGATCAGGTCAAAATCGCCGGTAAAATCGGTCACCACCACATTCAGGCTGTACTGCTTTTCGAAGGATAACGAGCTCGCCAGCGTGGCGGCGATATTGCCGCCATCCACATACAGGCGCAGCATTTCCGGGTTTGTTGCCAGCACCGGCACGGCATCAGCCAGGGCTTTTCGCAGGCTCTCGGGTTTCAGCATCAATATCGTCCTGACAGTGTTTGATGGTTTCGACCTGGAGCGCGCAGTTTTCCAGCGCGCGCTCAAGGTTGCGTATGTCAGCGCTTAAGTCGCCGTTGGTCTGCGGATCACTTCCCGGCATCGGGCAGAGGCTGACTTTCGGGCAGGCGTTGTAAACAGTCACCGGCACTGGCGCAGGCGGCGCGGTGGTGCAACCGGCGCACAGCATCAGGCAGGTCAGCGCTGTACCAGCGGCGAAAGGCGTCATTTTCATTGAGTAACCTCGTTATGGTCTGCTCGCGGCGGGCTTCCCGCACGCTGGCAGCGTCAAGCTTCTGGCGCAAATCCACCTGCGCCCGTTCGTTTTTGTCCGCCCGGTCACGGGCGACACTGAGCTGAATTTTCAGCATCCCGATCGTGTTTTTTTGCTCACCGGCAACCCGGTTTGCGCGCTCGAACGACCCGCGCAGCGTGTTGTTTTCCTGGCGTATCCACAGCACCCCGGTCACAGCCAGAACCAGCAAAATAATCAGTGTTTTCATTGCGCCCCCTTCAGGCAGTATTCGCGCTCGCGCTGTCGCCGGTTTTCGAGCCCGGTGATTTTCACGCCCCTGACATAGACCCAGCGCGGGAGCTGGTCACATGCCTGTTTCCATTTTTTTTCGTTGAGGAAATACACCAGTGTTGACCGGCACGCCGCGCCGGTTCCGACGTTAAAGGCAAAGCTGACCACAGCGTCATAAACGTGCTGAGGCATCTCAACCGGCGCGCAGACCGCGAGACGGCGCTCGGTGCCGAGCACATCCGCGACAAGGTTTGTCGCCGCCTCCCGTTCGGTAATGTCACGCGCAGGCGTGACCCCGGCAGCGTGTCCGATGCCTGACGTCCACACCCCGGCGCTGCACTGGTAGGGACGCAGGCGACACCCCTCGAGGTCAGACAGCAGGGCGAGACCGTCCTGCGAGGTGTGAAGCAGACGAAAATCCGGCACCAGTACCGCCAGTAACAGCACGGCGGCCACACTGCAACGCTTAACGACTGATGACATTACCGATCTCCTTACCGCTGAGGGGGCGTTGTCCGAGCTGAGCCAGAAGGGCATAACTTTTCCGGCGGTAATACCAGTTAACGCCCACCGTCAGCGCCACGCCGATCACACCGGCGTAAGCCGCGAAATCCTGCGGGGTGACCGCGCCAAACGCCGCCAGTGCGGCACTCAGCCAGTAGGCGATAAAAGAGGTGATGCGTTCCATATTCAGTCCCACAGGTTGACGGCCTCCGCGACAGGTGAAGTGTGAATGTCCGGCAACTCGACGGGTGTGCCGTGCGGCAGCACAGCCCCGAGCTCTGCCAGACCCGGATTAACCGCGAGGACGGTTTCGACGATGCCCGCCGTGCGCCCGTAATACCGGGCGCAGATAACATCGAGCGTGTCGCCCTGGTGCGCGATGGCTTTCATCAGATCTGCCCCACGATGCAGCGGGGTTTGTCCTGGATGCGTGCCACTGACCAGCGCATGTCCCGCCACAGCTCATCGACCGTGGTGTCGATGCTGTCAGCTTTCTTGTCACCACGGGCGCTCGCATCCACACCGCGATAACGCTCGTACAGCGTGGCGGTTGCCATCGCACACACGGCGCGCTCGTAATAAAAAACACGCACGCTTTCACCTTCGAGCGAGTCCGACGGCACATCCGCGAGGCGGGCAAACCCGGCCTTAATCTGGTTCTCGCGCCAGTCGTAAAGCTCCGCGTTGGTCTCGGCGATGCCGGTTTTGATGGCGTTGCGCAGCCGTGCCGGGGCGATGGTCTGCTCAAGGCGCATCAGTTCTCGCACGCGCTTCGGGTCGATGGCGGGAAAGAAAAAGGTGTTTTCAATCACCGGCTCGCTGTCCGCGTTCGGCGGGATAACAACCGTTCTGCCCGGCTGCGGTACATCGTTTTTAATAATCAGCGTCGTCATGACTACCTCAGAAAGAGTGGGCGGTGGACGCCGGTCGCAGAGAAGGAAACTCCCTCATTGACCGGCGTGCCGCCCTGGCGCGGGGCGCATTCTTTTAACCGGTGACCTTGCGCGGGCGACCCCGCCCACGCTTCACCGGCGTGGTTGTTTTTTTCGCTTGTGCGGCTTTCGCTGGCACTTTCGGCGAAGGCTTTGCGGCGACGGGCTTCGGATTTAATTCCCGCGTGAGGCGCTCAATGTCTTTTCTCACTCCGGCATTGCGGTCGAGCTGCACGGCGCGCTGCAAATGGGTCATCGCGTCATGAAGCTGACCCGCATCACGCAGCGTCAGGCCGGTGACTTTATGCAGGCGGGCGCGTACCTCATCAGGCATATCCGACTGCGCCGTCAGGCTAAGGGTCTCCAGCAGGATCGCCGCGCTCACCGGCTGACCGGCATCGCGGGCGCGCAGTGCCGCCAGCGCCACCTCTTCGGCCAGCATGTAAGGCACGGTGCGGGCGTGCTTCTCCGGCATCGACAGGCTGTAGCGCAGGGCGTAACGGGCGATTTCCAGCGCGCCGGGGAGATCACCTGCATCGAGACGCCACAGCATCACCGTCACCAGAATCTCATCCTGCGCACCGGTGCCGTTCTCCAGCACGGCAGTTACCCACGGCAGGTAAAACGGCAGCAGGTCGCGTTTTTTCTCTGCCTTGGTCTCTTTCGAGTGGATTGCTTTCAGCGTTCTGCGGTCTGCGGCCAGCTTGACGAGCATCTGCTCGTAAGGCGTGGCATGACGCAGCGGGGCGTTATCCCGCTGCGAGGCCAGCATGGCAGAGACCCGCATCGCATGACGTTGCGCGGGGGTCGCCATTGGTTACGCTCCTTCGCCGGTAGTTGATGCTCCGCCACTTTCTGCCAGGCCGGCATTACCGGCCATCATGGATTTCATGGCGTTGACCATTGCCGCCGCAAACACGTCTGCGCTGGTGCCTTCCGGGGTTTCCACCTCTTCCGGCTCAAGGAGCTCGATGTTTTCAATCAGGCACCCGGCTTCGTAATCCTCGATAACGAAATCGACTTTTACCTGCTCGTAGTTTTCCACCTGGTCGAGCTGCGGGTTTTCGATAATGTGGCGGCGATGACCGTCTTCATACAGATAGATAGAGAGGTTATCCAGCGTAGTGACCAGAATGGCGTTAGCCGGGAAGAACGGTGCGCGCACGGCCTGCAACTGCCCGATGGTTTTCTGGCTGATAATCAGCTCACCGGCGAGCTGCTCGGTGTTGGGCTGGAATTTATTGATCATCGGAAAATATTTGTCGGTCAGGATGCGACGACCGCATACGACAACCATTTCCGGGTTTTCGCGGTGGATTTCAGCAATCAGGGACTCATGCGCATCCATAACCAGTGCGTCGAGATTTTTGTAGTGACCCTTTTTACCGACCTTGATGGTAGAGGAGATCACTGCGCCCGAGTCATCAGTTACGTTACTCATGACACGTTGCGGCGCGTCGTTGCGGTATTTCTGCAACCAGCCGACCGCCACATCCTGAAGCAGCGGATTCTTCTGGCGGTCAGAGGTTGCCGCACGGCTCACGCCGTTAAAGCCGATGGTGATGTAATCCAGCGCCTGACGTTTGACGATCGCGTCGCGGATGCGGGTCTGGAAGTCCTGAAAGCGCGCCCACAAATCAAGCTTGTTATATTTCAGGTGGTAATCGAAGTTCACCGGCTTACAGAAATAGCGATAGGCGTCCATCTTCGAAAAGTCGGCGGTCTGGCGTTTAACACCGTTGTCGGTGTCGGCGGTGCTGGCAATGGTGCCGTTAACATCGATGCCGACTTTCTCCTCGGTCAGTTCGCGCACCACCACCATGTTGATCTGTTGCAGAAAGGAGGACGACTGCTGGATTTTTTCAAACAGCGTCTGCGTCACTGACGGCTCAACGCTGAATTTTTTATTCAGGTCTTCAACCCCGATGCCGTTCAGCTCGGCGAGGCGGGTCAGGTACTGGTTAAACTTGAAACGGGTCTCTTTGCGCATAGTGTTTTCCTGTTATGAAAATGGTCGGATTAGCAGTCGGTCAGGGTGACGGATGCCCCTTCGCCGCCGGTGCTGAGCGTGCGGCGCGGCTGCGTCCCATCCGGTGTTTTGTCCAGGGTAGCGGTGATCGCACTGAGCTTCGCGCCGGTTGTGGTGGCCTGGTCAGTCAGGCGCTGATTCAGCGTGGCGATTTCGCTTTCGAGAGATGAAAAGCGCGTCTCAGCGCTGTCGGTGCTGGTCTGCACACGCTCGGCGATGGTGGTTACCGCTTCATGCACGTCGCTGAAACGTGCGTCGTCGCTGGTCTGTTTGCGGCTGAAAATGGATTTAACCGAGTCGGTCAGTTTGTTAAGTAGGGTGTCGGGCACGTCCTCAAATTCCAGCTCGGCAAGGGAGGCGACAGAGAAGAGATTCTCCGGGCTCATCTTGAAACGCTGTAGCGGGTTATGTTTCGCCTTGCTACAGAACTCCAGATACTCAGTGCCGAGGCTTGCCGGGTCATCAGTGACGGCCAGGCCGACCAGATAGCACTTGCCGCTGTTGGCAAAGTTCGGCTGAATTTCCATGGAGGTGTAAACCTTCTGGCCTTTGGTCACCATATCGACCAGGGTGTCGAGCGGTGCGATTTTGCCGTAGAGCGCCAGCTTGCCGTTAAGCGCGGAGTCGTCCTCAATTGTCTCCGCTTTCAGCTCGATCACATCGCCGTAACGGGCAAACGCGCCATCCGGCAGAAGCCCGCGCAGGTGCTCAAGGTTGATGCGGCAACCGTAAACGCGCGGGTCGAATGAATCGGCCATTTCCTGAATATCCGTTGCGCTGATTACACGCCCGTCGCAGGTGTCGCCCTCTACGCCGATACGAAAGAATTTTGATACTTTTTTTGCCATCGTCAGGAGTCCTGATTGTGTGAAGGATTGCGTTCTGTCGGGGTGTAGTTTCCCGACTCGTCCGCTGGTTCGCCATCAGTCACAGATGGCTTGCCGCCTGCACATCAGCCCCTTAGCGAATCGCTGCCCGCGCTTCAGTAGCCTTGCCCTGTACTGACTACGGCGAGGCACGCATGACCATCACCACCGACACCACACTCTTAAACGATCCGCGACGGCAGGCCGCGCTGCTCTACTGGCAGGGGTTTTCCGTGCCGCAAATCGCGGAAATGTTGCAGACCAAACGCCCGACGGTGCAGAGCTGGAAACAGCGCGACGGATGGGACGATACCGCCCCGCTAGACCGGGTGGGGAACACGCTTGAGGCACGCCTGATTCAGCTTTACGCCAAGCCCGACCTCACTGCGCATGATTTCAAGGTTGCTGATTTTCTCGCGCGCCAGCTGGAGCGCTTCGCCCGCATCAACCGTTACGGCCAGACCGGCAACGAGGCGGATCTCAATCCCAGGGTGGCGAACCGTAACAAGGGCGAGCGTAAGAAGCCGAAAAAGAACTATTTCAGCGAGGAGGCGATCGGGAAATTACAGGAGATTTTTTTCGACCAGTCATTTGAGTATCAGCTCAACTGGCACAAGGCGGGGCTTGAGCACCGTATTCGCCACATCCTGAAATCCCGCCAGATTGGTGCGACATTTTATTTTGCCCGCGAGGCGCTGCTGCGCGCCCTTGCGACCGGCCAGAACCAGATATTTTTATCGGCATCGAAAACACAGGCGTATGTGTTCCGCAAATACATCATCGCGTTTGCGAGGCTGGTTGATGTTGACCTGAGCGGCGATCCGATTGTCATCGGCAACAACGGCGCAGAGCTGCTTTTCCTCGGCACCAACAGCAACACCGCGCAGAGTCATAACGGCGACCTGTATGTCGACGAGATTTTCTGGATACCCAACTTCCAGAAATTACGAAAAGTCGCCTCCGGCATGGCGTCACAAAAACACCTGCGCACCACCTATTTTTCGACCCCGTCTTCACTCGGACACGGCGCTTACCCGTTCTGGTCAGGCGACCTGTTTAACCGCGGGCGCGCCAGCGCCAGCGAGCGGGTCGAGATTGATATCAGTCACGCCGCACTCGCGCGCGGTGTGGCGTGTGCGGATGGTCAGTGGCGGCAGATTGTGACCATCGAGGACGCACTCGCCGGGGGCTGTACCTTGTTTGACCTGGACACGCTGCGCCGGGAAAACAGCGCTGACGACTTTCGCAATCTGTTTATGTGTGAATTTGTCGACGACAAGGCGTCGGTATTCCCGTTCGAGGAGCTGCAACGCTGCATGGTCGACAGCATGGAGGAGTGGCAGGACTACGCGCCGTTTGCCGACCGGCCATTTGGTCAGCGCGTCGTGTGGATTGGTTACGACCCGTCGCACCGGGGCGACAGTGCCGGGTGCGTGGTTATCGCGCCGCCGGTGGTTGCCGGGGGCAAGTTCCGCATCCTGGAGCGCCATCAGTGGAAAGGCATGGACTTTGCCACCCAGGCCGAGTCCATCCGCGCCCTGACGCAGAAATATAACGTGGAATACATCGGCATCGACTCGACCGGTCTCGGTCAGGGCGTGTTTCAGCTTGTGCGTTCGTTCTACCCGGCGGCGCGTGATATCCGCTACACCCCGGAAATGAAAACCGCCATGGTGCTGAAGGCAAAAGACACCATCACGCGCGGTTGCCTGGAGTATGACGTCAGCGCAACCGACATCACGCAGTCGTTTATGTCGATTCGCAAAACCATGACCAGCAGCGGGCGCAGCGCCACCTACGAAGCCAGCCGCACCGAGGAAGCCAGCCACGCAGATTTAGCCTGGGCAACCATGCACGTACTGATTAACGAGCCGCTGACCGCCGCAACCGGCCAGCCGTCATCCTCCATTCTGGACTTCAACTGATGAGCAAAAATAAAAAGAAATACACACCGAAACCGCGCCCGCAAGCCGCCGCACCCACACAGAGCATGGAGGCATTTACCTTCGGCGAGCCGGTTCCGGTGCTCGATAAGCGCGACATTCTGGATTACGTTGAGTGCATCGATAACGGCCAGTGGTACGAGCCGCCGGTCAGCTTCTCCGGGCTGGCGAAAAGCATGCGCGCCGCCGTTCACCACAGCTCACCGATTTACGTGAAGCGTAATATTCTGGTGTCGACTTATATCCCGCACCCGCGCCTGTCCCGGCAGGATTTCAGCCGCTTCGCGCTTGATTACATGGTGTTCGGGAATGCGTTTATTGAGGAGCGCCTGAGCGTCACAGGCAAGCCGGTGAAGTATGAAACCTCCCCGGCGAAATACACCCGGCGCGGCGTAGAACAGGACACCTACTGGTATATTCAGAACTTCACAACGCCGCACCAGTTTGCGCCCGGTTCGGTGTTTCACCTGCTTGAGCCGGATATTAATCAGGAGCTTTACGGTGTGCCGGAATACCTGAGCGCACTAAACTCGGCCTGGCTTAACGAGAGCGCCACGCTGTTTCGTCGCAAGTATTACCAGAACGGTGCGCACGCCGGTTACATCATGTACGTCACCGACGCAGCGCAAAGCAGTACTGACGTTGAGGCGCTGCGCAAGGCAATGCGAGACTCGAAAGGGCTCGGCAATTTCAAGAACCTGTTTTTCTACGCGCCGAACGGAAAGGCCGACGGCATTAAAATTGTGCCGCTGAGCGAGGTCGCCACGAAAGACGATTTTTTCAATATCAAAAAGGTAAGTGCGGCCGACCTGCTCGATGCCCACCGCATCCCGTTTCAGTTGATGGGAGGCAAGCCTGAGAATGCGGGATCAATCGGAGATGTGGAGAAGGTGGCAAAGGTATTTGTGCGCAACGAGCTGATTCCGTTGCAGGCGCGTTTCCAGGAACTAAACGAGTGGGCGGGAGAGGATATCGTGAAATTTAGAAAATATTCCATGGAGCTTGAAGATTTCTAGTTTTTGCAAAGCCGCCATTTGGCGGCTTTAATGCAGTCTCAAGTTAAATTTCTTTCAAAATCATCCATTTAATCAAGAAATATCATGCACGGTAAAAACCTCAATCACTTTCGTTATCACTATAAGCTCCGTCAGCATAGAGTTTCAGAGCGCCAATTGTTTCAAGTCGCTCTTTGAATTGATCGGTTAACCTGAATTCTTGCAGTAAGGAATACTTTTCAATTAAAGCTTTTGAAGCGAATCCCTGACTGGATAATCCATTTAGCAGTAACGCGCCGGATTCAATGGAGGATAATTGTGCTCTTACAAGTTTGGCATATTTCTTTTTCTCTTTTTTGCTTAAGCAATGGGATTCATCAATATGCTTGAAAATGTGATATATATTTCTAAAGTAGTGGCCAACATTTGAAAATGTCTCATCGTTCAAATATACTTCATCGATGGCTAGTTTTATTCTAACTTCTACTGGGAGTTCATCCTCCACAATGCCGAACAATATCAACTTGACTTCTGTAATATATGATTTTAATGCTTCGCGGCCTTGGAGGTACTCACCCCCGCCATTATAACTTACTTTAATATTCATTAGGTTTTCTTTGTGAAACCTAATTAGCTCAAATAAAATTGACTCAAAAGATTGAATTGCAGACTGTTTTGAAGTCGCAAGTAACGTTAGGCATACTAAAATTATTGAAATAAAACTAAGGCTAGGGTTTAGTACACCGCCAACGTAATCTCCAAATTGCCCCCATTTTTCCACAGCATGACTTATTGGTAGCTTGCCGAATATTATCCAGTAAACACCCAAAGCAAAGCAAATCAAAAAAACTGAAAATAAAAATAATAATATAACACTAAATTCATTTTTTATTGCATTGAAGAACCTATTCATCATGCCCCTCATTTTAAAATGATTCCTATAATATAATATCTAAATCTAAAATATAAATTCCTTTCTTTGCCACACATGGTATAGCCTTCACTAGAGGGCGAACATTTTCAATTCTCCAAATGAAATATCCAGGCTTCCATTGTTTATCTAAGATCGTTTCATTATTTTGATTCAAATATATTTCATGGGTCCATGGGCTTACACTTGTAAAATCCACTAATGCCATAGCAACTCCCTCATCAATGTCATCATCGTTGAGCAAATAATTGTTATTCTGAACAATTAAGACGTCATAGAGAGGTATGGTATCGGGTACCCATGATCTTATCTCATTGATTTTTGAACCATTAATGATGTTTTCAACCGCAGGCTTCATAATTGATAAGGCTTGATACTTCATAACATATTCTCTATTGTATGACCATAGCTATTTTATCATGTAAAAACCATCGAGGGCTATTCTTATGTTAATCTTTGTTGCGGGTGTCCATGGCGTAGGCAAAGGCTATCTTTGCAAAAAGGCTATAGAGTTTTGTGATATTGAGCATAAAAGTGCGAGTGATTTAATTAAAGAAAATTCTGACGCTACCCTTTCTAAAGATAAGTATACTGATAACGTTGATGGGAACCAAATAACACTTATTAAAGCATTAAATAAATATAAGAATAAAGAACTAGATTTACTTTTAGATGGGCACTTTGTCTTACTGGATAAAGAGGGTAGAATAAAAGATATCCCTCAGGAAACTTTCTCAGGGATGAACATCGATCATGTATTACTTATATCTGAGTCAGAAGATGTTATCAAGGAGCGTATAAGATCTAGAGATGGCATTGAAATAAATTATAATTTGAAAGAATTAATTGAACGCGAAATCCAAAATGCCATCAAAAATACATCTGAACTTAAAATTCCTTTTACAAAGCTAAATGCGCCATCGAGCGAAGATTTCATAAACAAACTTTTAGCGTTAGGTGTGAGAGCAAAATAGCACTCACACCATTAAATAGACTATAAGTAGCGATAAGACTGCGGAGGTACCCCATTAGGAACCATATCTCTTAAATCAATTGGCTGCTCATATCTGACAGGGCTTTTAACTGAAATTGCAAAAGCCCTCTCTTTCTTTTCAAAATATTCTTTGAAAAATCCATGTGATATTCCAGCATGTTTTTTTGTCTTATCCCAAATTTCAGATGGCGACGATGAAAGTATAGTCCCAATTTTAAACTCACCTATCACCTTTCCGACAGGCATAGTTGCATAAATAACAACAGTGTCTACACTATTGTTTTTAAAAATACTTTTGCGGAATTCAAATTTCTTTTCGCCTGAGAGTATTCTTTCTGCAAATTCTGGCTTAATTGATAATAAAACTCTCATCAACCCCTCCAAGTTTAACAATATTTTTAAAATGGTCGTCTGAAAGCTTCAGGAATCCCCAATAGTCATTGTCATTATAACCAGTGATATTCATAATGTCATCTCGAATGACTCGCTTCTCAAGAGGGAAGTTATATGTGAACTTAATTATATATGGGTAGTTTTTCTTACGATATAAAAGCTCTAACTCATCTGTATCAAAAACACTATAGGGGCCGCAATAGTTTACAAACTTATCATACGAATCAAATTCTCGGATGTCTCTTACTTCCTGAACAACACAAACGGAAGTGGCGACTGAACGATATCTAGCCGGGCCTTGCCCATCAGAAGTTCGGTATATTAATAAATTGTCACCGGGTCTAAGTGAGGTGACGCCTGCCATCTTTGTTAGATAAACTTTCTCGATACTGTTAGTGTGAGAAACGTCTCCAATGACACTTGGACTTTCATTATGTAGCTTAGACTCAGGAAAAAGTCTCGTATGCCAAGAAGGGTAAATGCTTAGGAGGTAATTCCTGTCTTGCATTTTGATAAGAGGATAGTTTTTATAGCTCATAAATTATTCCTTCCACTCAAGGTTTTTAAAGTAAACACCTTCCAAGCCGTTGTTAGTTTGGGCATTTTTCCTAGCCTTAAGCTCGAAACCGTATTTGGTAAGCAGTTTTATTAATCCTGCATGTTTATCAAATATTGTAACATAAATTTCTAATATCCTGTTACTCATTGCATACTTAAACATGATACGAATGAATCTTTCACCTAACTTTGTGCCATGTGCGTTTATTTTGAAAGTGCCAAGTTTAACTCTTTTCTTTCTTTCAAATGAAGGAGTAGTGTCCTGGATAGCTTCATCTTCAACTTTTAGATAAAGAAAACCATCAATAAGGCCATCATCATTAGTAGAGACAAAAGCTTTATTATCTGACTTTAAATGAAACCATTTGTCGAATCCCTCATAGTCAGCCCGGAGCGAATCGAAAAAAGAATCGGATAAGTCAATATCCTTAAAATATTTCTCTTCTATAGACATCCTATTCTCCAGTTACATTTCGCTTTGTTTTTTGTATCTTGCATTCATTATAAGCCAAAAGTATTGGCGCGCAATGCTTTCCCCGCCTCGCCTGCCCGCTTCACGTGTCGGTTTCAATGCAGTTGCATTGGGTCACCAGAGCCTTGCCAGCATTGGCTCTGGAGAGGATCAAAAAAATAGCCTTCTGCATGCAAAATAATGCGCCTCATGCATGCGAGCCAGTTGAATCAAGCTGAGGCGCTATTACTGATTTTTGATCAACCACGCGATCGGGATAGATAACGGTAGATTTTTTTCGTTAAGAAAATGGCAAGCGCACCGAGTAAAGCAGACGTTAAACCAAGAAAAATCAGCACAGAGAGAATATGGCTAAAGATCCCGCCTAGGCTTGTAAAGTCGCTCAGCCGAGCGAACTGCTCAGGCGTCAGTACACGTATCACTATTTCAGGAATAGTTAGAAAGAAAATAATTACGACTAAAACATAAATTACTCTTCTACCACCTTTTTTCATGATCTTCCTTGCTCCCTATGACGATGATGATCAATTATTGATGGGTAATGTTACAACAAGGAGAATAGTAATGGCAGAAGGTTACGCCAAAATGCAGGCGAAGGCACAAAGAAACTTAGCTATCGCATTAACAAGAGCATTGCGAGAGATAAACAATACCACCAAGAGCACGATTGAAAGTGTGAAGCTCGGCTCTGAACGTATGATTAATTATGGTTCATGTTTAGTGCCCGATGAATACTATCGGAACACATGCCGTGAACTCATTAATGAGGATCGCCGACTCGCATTGTCTCTTGCCGAAATTTACAATAGAAATGATGTTGCTCTGGATATGGTAGAGATATATTTTAGGAAAACCCTGAAAAGACTCGGTGAGCAAAAGAGTATAAGCCTAGTGGAATATCTCAAGAAAGCTGTAGGTGATAAGGCTTATGAGTACGCTGAGAAATCCAGTAAACTTGCCATCTCCCTAACTATCGCAAAGTTGATCATTAGTAGCGGCGATTTTCATGAATCTCATGTGAGAATGGTGAGCAGGTTATCATCGATGTTTGTTAACGGTGCTGTTATTTATTCTAAAGCTCAAATAGCTTCGATGGCTGCCAACAAACTCAAGTTTCAGGATGCTGCTTATTATCAAGCTCTTTACAAAGAAAATCTTGAAATGCTTTATTTTCTTATTGAACCACAAATGACTAAGATAATATATCAGATAGAGTCTGGCGGGAATAATGAGGAGATAATTGGTGATGCTTTATACGAGTTATTGAAGAAATGAAGAAGCCTGTGTTATGGTTCCTTCAGTCATATGTTTACCTAATTCCTCTTGCATTAATCGCTGTAGGTGCTTATCTATTTGCGAGATTCATACCTGACTATTTTGGGATTTTAACTTTTTTATGGATTATTATCGTCACTTATCTTAACGTAAAATATAATCGCTGGTTCTAAATGCAAGCAAGAAAGCTGTTGATTTTTAAGAGCTTTCTTGCTTGCTCTTGTCAGAATAAAGATAAGTTAGGATCTTCTTCTGTTGTCAAAAATTCCATATATCTTGATTCAGCGGAATTCACTGCAATCATAAACTGCATACCCTCTATTAGCGAAACCGGCCTTTCTACGCCGAAAATGAAAGCATCCGTAAAGGTTCGACCAACCCAAAATCCACCGCCATATTCTTTCAGCCGCTGGAAAAAGACCCATCCGCCATCAACAAATCGTGGCAGGCATTCGCCGCGTTTAACTACCTGATAATTGCTATCTTTAACGCCCATGCTTTCCTCCTATCGCCTTGCTGTGCTCGCTGCCCACAACCGCAACATGATAAATAAGTCATCGCATTGCAGCGTTAATAATCTAAGTTTCTTTCTTGGCATCTTCAGCGTCGTCCAAACATAACTTATTCAGCATTATAAAAAATGTCTTCTTCTCGTTTGCGGTGTTCGCCGTTCGCTAATTCAGCAATCAGAGCAAGCGCAAGCTTTAAGTCTGATGGGCGGCAATCTGCATTTATTGCCACATCTGCAATGAATTGCACAAAAGACCATTTCAGCTCAGTCCGGCTGCTTTGCACACTAAACATTAAATCCTCACAATATCTCTTTAACTGTATGCATATACAGTATGCATGTATTCTTAAAAATTGTGAAGAAAATTTACAAGACCTTTATTTGTAGGTGCTTGAAATCGCAAGTTATTACGCATTGATGTTGTTACGAGCTAGTGACACTATGCGACCTAAAATCTTTCTTTTACGTTCATCGTGTGCAGGTGATGCTGGGAAAATGTCCCCATTAGCAGACCCACGATACCATTTTCCACCGATGCGACTTTTGCCGTGCGCTATAAGGTGTAGCGCCTCGCCCCGAGTAAAGGTGATCCCGGTTAAAAGTTGAATCTCTTCAATTGTCCTGGATATTGCCCCATCCTGCTCTGTCGTTCCATGGATAAATTTACGCCCCGCCTCTGTTTTTTCACCCCTTAAACGGTTCGTTAGCTGTCGCCTCTGGTATCGATTCAGGGGCTTAGCTAAATCCAGCTGCGTTAGATCACCTTCGCTTCCCGTACAGTTATTGACAGAACTCCGAGAGGGCGCGGTCGCGCCCTTAAGGTCAACAGCCAAATCAACGGCACGCTTCGGAACAATTTTCCACTGCGTGAGGCGGGTCAGAATAGGGGAGGCAGCGCCGACCGTTACGTCGTAGACGCCACGAATGCAGACAGTCTCCTCACCGTACTGGTTAAACTCAGCGCGCGGCTCATAAAGCGTGCGCACCTGCAATTCGTCACGGCGCACAAACGCGCCGCCCTGCGCATTGACATAGCCTGCCCAGTCACCCGCGTCAGCGGCATCATGTACCGCTGCAAATTCGACACTCAGACCGTGGGCGGTCTCGGTATCAGCCAGACGGCGTAATTCACGGTATACGGTCACCGGCGCGCCACCGATAAACTGAAACTGACGGATGTGCCAGCGAGCCGCCCAGGCAGAAACTGCGGGAGCCGTCTCTTTCAGTAGCTCACCGCTTTCATCATCTTTCTCACTATCGAGAGCGTAACCATCAATATTTTTTGAGATGTATTTAGCAACATAGCCCGTTGCGCTTCCCTTCTCCGGATCGATGGCTTCAGCATGAAAACGCGCCTTTTTCGCCTTGTCACTCCTGAGCTCACTTTCATCTTCCTGCCACGCATAATCACGGATGATCTTACGCACGCGCTCAACATCTTCCGGCAGCATAAACATCAGCATGTGCCAGTGTGGGGTAGCGTCGTGGTGTGGTTCCGCAACGCGGATGCCAAATATGCGGATATCTTCCCGATGGAGTTTGGCGCGGATGCGCGCCCAGAGTGAGGTTAAATAGCCCTGCGTGTCGGAGGGGCTCGCCCCATTCCACTTGTGGTTACGGTAGCCCGCTTTTGTTGTGGCGTGATATTTCGATGGCGCGGTCAGCGTGTAGAACTCACCCACATAGCCCAGCTCGTTGCAGATATTTTCAAAGCCACGGATACGGGTCATCAGCTCGCAGCGGCGAATGGCCGGATTAGCCACCGAGCCGTCATATTTATCGATGAGGCAGATGCGGTTCCCGTCTTCGTCCTCAAGCTCCAGCCCTTTCAGAAATTCGCGGGTGCGGCGCTTCTGCTCGCGCCAGTCAGTCACGCAGTTTTTACTCGCGTAAACATGCTTTTTCTTGCTGACGTTACCGACGGCAATTTGCAGATGTTCACGCCATGCAGCTGCGACCCGGCGCAACCGGCCACGCCACCACGTTTCGTTAAACATGCGCATGACAGCCGGGGCGATTTCGTCCTGGCCTGCATATTTCTTTGTCACGCGCTCCCAGTGGGGCGGCGTTACGTTGAACTGCAACGCAATCATTCCGGCGCGCATATACCAGCGATACAGCGTTTTCAGCTCACCGGCTTCGGTGTCGTCATTGTCTGCCAGTTCTGAGCGGATAAAGTTGGCGATATCAGCCGACAGCAGATCGATATCGGCTTTAGACATATCCGGGAGCCGGTTGTAACGCGCAACCATATTCACCAGACGCGACGCCATATACTGCTGATCTTTCGTGTCGAAATGTCCGTTGAATACAGCGGCAGAAACGTCGCTCCTGATGCCGGAGGCCTGGTATTTTCTTGCGACCAGTTCAAGGCGCGGCAATGCTTTTTTGCAGAAGCTGATTAAAAAGGCATTGGCTCGCTGACTGTCGTAATGTTGCTCCAGCGTGGCAGCAGTGCGCATCACGTCATAGCGCACACATTCAGGCTGGAGGGATAATGCTTTGCGCGCATGCAGCAACGCCGCAATCATGCGATCGCGGCGATGCTGTTCTGAATAGGTCAGATACGGGCTGGCTATTGCTGAGCGAGGAGCATTCCAGGCGTAAGCGTAAGAAATTGCCACTTACACGCCCCGGTAATGTCTGGTTTTGAGCTCTGCTATCTGCTGGCAGGTCACGCAGAGTGCGACGCCGTGTATCGCCATACGGCGGGCTTTCGGGATTGGTGCGTCGCAATCCTCGCAGGTAAAGCGGGAAGGTGCAGAGACACGGCTGCGCGCGATGCTGATAAGGCGCTCGCGTTCCTCCTGCTCGCGTTGCTGAATGAGATCCATTGCATCGGCCATTAGTGGATCTCCATAGCCTGATGGCGATAAATTTCGCTTTCCTGCAACAACAGTTCCAGCGCTTCGTTAATGTCGAGTTGGTTGGTTTTAATGTGGTTAGCAAGGTTAACCATACGGCTTGCCATAACTTCCGCACGCGCACGGCGCTCTTGCATCCGCGCGTCCGTCAGCAACTGGTTAAGGCCAGACTTATCAAGTGCGGTTTTAGTGGTACGAGTAGTGATATTACACATAATTGACTCTCCTGATTTCGGGCAATGAGAAGCCCGGCGGGTTTACGCCATTAATTTCGGGTTTATTTATTTAGCTAAGATGCATTCATGAATTGAAATTCGGCGGGGCAGGATGCTTCCCCAGCGCGCGATTTCATTCATAGCGATAATTATCATTTTGCGGCGGTTAACGTCGAAATATTCAAACGGTTTGCCGATCTCCTCAGTACGAAATGCGCAGGGATTAGCGCGATTAGCCAGTGTCATAACGACGAATTTAAAATTGTCATCAAGTTTATTAAAATTACGCAGCGCACGATTCTCAGTCATTTTTAATTTCTGATGAAAGCGGGCGAGGCATTCTTCGCCGCTCATTGTCTGCGGCTCTGCCTTTGTGCAATCAGAATTGTTAAATAACTTTGTCGCCGGAATATTTCCAGCAGAGCTATTTAATCCGTTCATTTTGACCTCTTAATAATTCTCAGCAAAATTTCAACCGCTGACGGTTTGCGCTTCGTCTGTAAACTATTTAACAGTTCTGACTGACCATGTGACGGGTGCCAGCGCTTACCGTTTTTTCCTGCGATCCAGCCATGCCCGTAATGCATGGAAGGACTTTGCTTAACCAGGAGGGACGCGAACGACGGTTCATTACTCATCATCGCCTCACATATACCCTAAAGAAGCACCAAGGCCGTTTACTGCATCAACCATGCTCGACATAGCCGGGTTAGCCTGGAGGCGCGCCTGCAATGCCAGTGCGGTCAGCGAAAGCATGCGAATGCCCGAGTTAACGCTTTCTATCATGCTGTTTTTACGTGATGGAGTAAGGCGCTCTTGCGAAACCGCATTGCCGGCCAGTTGGCCGAGCTCACTCATGGCGCGCATTACATAGGTTTGCAGCTTTTCCTGAGCCAGCTCATTAACCGGCACGCATGGCAGACAATGAATCTGCGCGAGAAAACCATCAACGAGAGTTGAGTCTTCGGTCAGGTCTGTAAGCGTCCAGATTTCGCGGGGCGTTAACTGGTGCGGTTGTTCAGGGTTGAGCTTATTCCAAAGAGTGTGCGGCTTGATGCCCGCTTTAACTGCCAGCTCTCGGACGTTATGTGATGCAGAGAATTTCCGACAGGCGTCATCAAAGTGATCATGTGAGGAAACACGAAAATCTAACATGCAGTAAATCCTTTTATCTTACAAAATTAAGTTACTGAAACACGGCGTAGCGTGAATTCATTGCCTGAGCTAACAACTTTGCACGAAAGGCAATCATGTTGATGCGACCAAGGCCACCCTCGCGGGTGCGCGGCACAAGGAGCAATTCGCCGCGCTTAACCATCTCTTTAACAGTGTTCAAGCTGCAACCGTATTGCTTTGCAAACTCGTCATATGAGAGGAAGTCGGGGCCTGAAGGGATTGCAATTTGAAGATTCATCGGTGACTATCTCCGGTTAACTATGTTTTTTAGTACGTTTTGGCACATTTGCGGTGTGCTGAGGCAAAGATTAATCCCATATGAGGCTTATGTAAATGCCGAAATGCGATATTTATAGGTGCTCACATGAGTAATGGTTCGGGTGATGTTAAGCAAGTCATTGAAAGGATTCTTGTTTCTTACGGAGTTAAGAGCCGCTACGCTTACTCAGAAATAACAAAAGTTCCTCTTTCGACCGTTAGTAACTGGGTTGCACGTGGAAATGTACCAGGAGATTACTTGGTACAGTGCGCCCTTGATACCGGCGTTGATCTCAAGTGGCTTGTTGAAGGAACCGATCTTACAAATGTAAGTTACTCTTCGGAAAAATATCCGTTGGCGGGTAAGAAGCTGATGGAGGTTATGAAGAGCTCAGGCGGCAAAAATATTTTGCAGCGCATTATGCAGGCATACGGATTCACTTTGCAGAAAGAACTCGGCGATCATCTTGGTATACCTTCAGCAACAATGAGCGCATGGGTTCGCCGAGATCATTTCCCTGGGGATGTAGTAGTAATTTGCGCGCTTGATACTGGTGCATCTTTGTACTGGCTTGCTACTGGAAATGGTGGTGTAAGTGAGAAAAAGACAGAAGAGGGGGCTGCTCTACCTACTGGCTTAAAGCAGCTACCAAAATACACTATCCACACCGGAAAAATGGTCGAGTCAGGATTGTGGTTTAGCGACGAATCAATAATTGAGCAAAATATCCTTAATCCTGCTCTTATCGAGAAAAACGGCTTGAGATGGCTTGTTGATCTTGATGTTAAAAATGTTGCTAATGGCCGTTGGCTTATTGATGTTGACGGTACCTGCGATGTTTATGACATAGCTCGCCTGCCAGGCAATAAGTTGATTGTTAAAAACAACACCTCACAGTTTGAATGCAAGGTCGATGAGATCAATTGTGCAGGCATGGTTTTTCTAACACTGAGTAAAAATATTTAAACATGGCCGTAAAAAAACTCCCGTCAGGTGAATGGCTCTGTGATTTTCGCGTTGACGGCCGCGATAGTCGTCGAGTGCGTAAGCGCTTTGCAACCAAAGGCGAGGCCGTTGCTTATGAGCAGTACTATCGCGATGAAGCGCAGAATAAGCCCTGGCTTTCGGAGAAAGAAGACAGACGCAAATTAAGCGAGCTGATAATGCTTTGGCATAATCTCCACGGACAAGCCCTGGTGGCTAATAGGTCGAGACTGGCAAAGCTGAAAATAGTCTGCAACGGGATGGGTGATCCTATTGCATCGCAAATTACCCCCAAGGATTGGGCGCACTATCGTGACCGGCGTTTACGAGGTGAAATCGACAACGGTTTTCATAAAGACAAAAACAAATGGATCGCAAAGCCGATAACGGTGAACCGTGAGCAGCACTATCTAGACGCCGTATTTAACGAGCTTAAAAGGCTAGGGGAGTGGAGTTTACCTAACCCGCTTGAGGGGATTCGCATATTTAAGGAAGCCGAAAAGGAAATGTCATGGCTCACCCTTGAACAGATCCCGCAACTCCTTGATGCCTGTAAAAGATATGGCAAAGAAGATCTGACGATGATAGTGAGGGTCTGTTTGGCTACCGGGGCGCGATGGAGTGAGGCCGAAAGGTTAACTCGCTCGCAGCTGTCGCCCTGCAAACTCACGTTCACCAAAACCAAAGGCAAAAAAAACCGCACTGTCCCTATCCCTAAATATCTATACGAGGAGCTGGTCAACCGGCAGGGTCGTATGTTCAAGCCCTGCTATCAGGATTTTAAGAAAATGCTTCTGCTGACCAATATCGAGCTCACAGAGGGGCAAAAAACTCACGTTCTACGTCACACGTTTGGCGCACATTTTATGATGCAGGGCGGGAACATTTTGGTTTTGCAAAAAATTCTTGGGCACGCCAACATCCGCGAAACTATGAAATATTCGCATTTTGCCCCTGATCATTTAGAGCAAGCTGTCGAGCTGAATCCCCTTAGCGCGGCAATGTCCACTGAATGACCACAGAGGATGTGCCAGGTTGGTCTAAAGCATATTTAGGATGTGCGTAACTTATTGAAAAATTTATAAATGATTGATTTTATTTAATGTAAATTGAAAGCGTCTTAACTAAGATTGCGCACGCGCTACATCCAAAGCGTGTTATAAAACAAGGGGTTAGCGTAATGCTAACCCCTTTTTTGTTGTCTGTGGCGGCAGAGTGGCGGCAGAAAAACGGGCGATCTACAGGCATAAAAAAAGCCTGCGGATGCAGGCTTAATGAGGTGCGACGTTAGCGCAGGCTGGCAGGCGAAGCGGTGGGCGCTGCCACAGGCCGGACAATATAGCGTGCCAGCGATTCATGGGTGACAAACGTACAACCACACTCAACGTTCTGGCACTGGTGATAACGCTCTTTGGTTTCGGTACTGAGGTAGCGGCTTGAGCGCGCATGCGCGGCCTGCTGGCATACCGGACAATGCATCATAATGGGGTCTCCTTCGTGTTTATGCTAGCTATGATAGCCTCCAATCTTGCAAATACAAATTAAATAATGCATTTGTGATTTTTATTTTGCTTCATACTCAACATCATTGATGCGAACCTCCAGCTTCACGCTGCTGACAAAACCCTGCGTGTTCATGGTATGGGTCACTTTTTTGACGACCCACATCCTGGCGTTAATCACATTTTTGAACCCAGTCACTATCACCGGCGTTTCGGGACGCAGGTCTGCTCTGCCCTGCGCAAGGGTAATTGAAAATTTCGCCGCGTTGCGCTGGATCTCGCTCCATTGGGCTTCAGCTGCCAGCTTCGCCTCCTCTTTATTCGCGAACGTGGTGGAGAGAATCAGAACGTTTTCTTTTGAGCCTGCTGTGTAGTCTGTCGGCTCGCTTTTCCCATTTGAGGCTGCCTGGCTACTGACCGCCTGCGGATGGGAAATCGGCGTGACCTTCTGTTGCGATGATGTTCTCTGTAGCTGAATCGTGTTCTGGTTTTTTGGCATGGCGGTATCTTGCCAATGCGCCGTGACGCCAGAGTAGTTGATGCGATCGGCAACCGAGAAATCATGGCTGTCGCCATCGCTACGGGCTATCGTGGCGGAGGGCATTGTTTCGCCGCCTACTACGCACATGCCCGGGACGATGAAAAACAGTTTGCCCGATTTGACGGCGATCTCGGCACCGTTACGCCGCGCCAGGCGCGTCAGAAAGTTTGCGTCGGACTCATTCGACTGATCGATATGCGCAATCTTAATCTGCGCCAGCGAGGGTGGCAGACTGGTGTCCAGCTTATTACGTTTAGCAATTTCCTCAACGATGGCGCCGAGCGTCGTATCATGCCAGGAGCTATCCTGTGGGCTGTTCAGGCTGCCACGAAAATCTGCGCTTTTAGCGGTGACGCTAACCTGATCCGGTGTGCCTTTGTGGCTTACCTGGTCGACAATAAAGGTGCCCATTTCAGTCAGCGCAGCACCCTGCCAGCCGATGGCCAGCGTGATGACATTGCTCCGCTCGGGCATCTCGATTTGCCCGTCAGCATCATCAAGTGTCAGCGTAAGCGTATCCGCTTCGAACCCCCGGTTATCCGTCACCGTCAGGGCAATCAACCGGGACTGAATATTGCCCGTAATATCCTTCTTCCCGAGCTTTAATGAAAATGCCGGCGTTTTTACCCGTGCTAAGCCGTTTGTGAATGCATTAAGCATCAGAACCTCTCCAGCATGTTGGTCGCCAGCTGCTTACCCTGGTCATAAATATCGCCAAACATCGCTTTCAGCGACTCATCGACGCGGGTCAGCTTCAAGGTGAAGTTGATTTTGCGCGGCGATCCGTCCGGGTAAAAAAGGGTGCCGGTTTCGCTGACGCTATTAATCACAAACATCCCGTAAATCATGCCCGTACCATCAATCAGCGGCCAGGCCTTGCCCTGCTCCGCCATCAGACGTACCGCCGAGAGCGACAGCGTACCGCCAGTGAGCTCCGGGAAGAGTTCGCCAGTAATATCAATAGTCTCGCTCCCGGGGCCGGTGAATTGATAGGCATCGCGCTTACCGACCCGCGCGTTGCTGGCCCAGCTAAAGTTGCTCTCCCTTTTCATGCTCTGGTAAGGCAGCGTCTGCCGCATAAATACAAAAAGCCCAAGTGCCAGCATCATGAGGCAAATCCTCCTGCCGCGCTGAATTGTGAAAGGGAGTTAGTGCGTTTCTCCTGCTCGTGCTGCGCCAGCAGATCTCTTAACTGGCGCGTGCCATCGCCGCCGGATGACATATCTCCCTGCAGAGTGATGTTGTATTCGCTCTTGCTTTGATCGACATAGGATCCGCCGGTCGCAGGGCGCGCCGCCTGATAATTGTCTAAGCGTGGAGGTTGCACCATGCCAAACGCTGCACCGCCAGTGGTCGGTTGGGTTTGCTTATCCGGGCTGGCATCAGCGGATTGTTTGTTAATAACGCCAAGCTTATCCAGCAACCAGGTGACGCCCTCGATCAGCAGTTTTAGCGGTTTGAAAGGCAGTGTCAGTGCCTCAACCAGCAGTTGACCGAAAATCTTTCCGGCGTTACCGAAGCTCTCAAGGGTTTGCTGGCTGGATTTGACGGGGGTGAGCAGATCGCCGAACCACCCTGCAATGTTACTTATCACCTGGCCGATACCTTCGAAAAGCGGCTGGAACGGCGCAAACAACTCGGCGATGGGGGCAAACGCCGTTTTGATGCCTTCAATGACACCGCCAAAGAAGGCGCTAACCGGCTCCCAGTACTTATATATCAGCAGCGCAGCTGCCGCGATGCCGGCAATAGTGGCGACAATCGGTAGCGTGAGTGAGCCAATCACTGCCGCTATCCCGCCGAAAATAGTGGTAAATACGCTGCCGAGCGTCGTCGCGATGGTGATAAGCGTGCTGATGCCGGTGAACACCGGCGCGATAACGCCCGCTACGGTGCCGACAGCGCCTGCAATGCCCACCACGACCGTAGCAATAAGCCCAAAGCTCTGCACCAGCCCCTGGTTGTTTTGCACCCACTCCTGCAGCTTCCCGACATAGCGGGTCGCAGTCTGCACCAGCGAGCGCAGGGATGACTCCTGGGTACTGAAAATATCAACGCTCAGGGACTGATAAGCCGCCTGCAGCGCCTCAAGATCGGTACCCAGGTTGCCGACACTGCTCTGCATCGCCGCGGCGGGGCCGGCAGCGCTATTCTGCAGTGCTGCGACCGCCGTTCCCGGAGCTCCGGTACTGTTTTGCAGGGTAGCAACGGCTGTTCCCGAGCCATTTTGCAGCGTAGCGACCGCTGTTCCGGAGGCGGGGGTACTGTTCTGTGCACCGGGCTCTGCGTTATCGGACGCCGCAGCCGGCGCAAGCGGGCTGTTTTTCAGCGAGGCTTCATAGCCCGGCTGCATAATTTTTTTGCCGAGTTCAAAGCCGGTGGTGGCAATCGACTTGCCTCTCTCGCCAATGGCGGAGACCTTTTCGCCTGCGCCCAGAATGCGCTGCTGCACGGCCTGGATTTTTGCCGCACGTAGCTGGCGCTTCTGGTGCTGCTCCTGTTTGAGCGCCTGGCGCTGGGTGATCAACTGTGCCGACTCATCGCTGATACGGCTATTGAGCTGGAGTCGCGCGGATAACGGCGTTCTCGCCTCAATACCGGCTGTCTTCAGGGAGGTCTTATTAGCTTTGATCGTTCTGCGCAGGGTAAGACGTTCCTTCTTAAGCGCTTTCTCCGACTTAGGTTTTCCGCTCCAGGGATCGACAATCGCTGGCGCTGCTGTGCCGTTGGCGGCATTTTGCCTGTTCTGTTTGATGTCGCTCAGCTGCGCATTGACGGAGGCAAGGGCTTTTTCCGCGCGCATGATGTCGTCGACCTGCGCAAGCTGGGTGTACAAGCCGCGCAGGTTTTTCTCCGTTCCTTTCACGCTGTCAGACAGAGAGAGACTCTCTGTCTGCAACGATTGAAACGGGCGCGTCGCCTGATCAACAGCCGTGAGCAATTCCTCTAATTTTGCGCTGTTACTCATATCTGTTTCCGCTTCGCTGTAGCGCTTTCTCGCGCCAGGTGATGAGTTCTGTCAGGCTCAGGGGGTAGAGTTCTGACGGCGGCCAGTGAAAGATCACCGCGATATCCGCCATCAGATCGTCAACCGACAGAGAGGCCGGAAAAGTTACTGTGCCGAAGCCGGTGACAAAAAACCGACCACCTTGCCCGCCAGCGCAACCATATCGACCAGGTCGAGAGCGCCCACTTCCTGCTCCGTCAGCGACGGGGAGGTGATGCGCGGCAGCACTTTGATCAGCGCATCGACATCGGCATTCGCCACCGACGCCAGGCTCAATCCGCGCAGCGTACCGGCGTTGGGTTTCATCAGCGTCACGCTGTTAATCAGCTGCTCACCGCGCTTAATCGGCGTTTCCAGGGTAATCACGTTGTCAGTTTCGTTGCTCATGGCATCCTCACTCTCTTCTTCGCGGGAAAAGGTACCCGGCCAGCAGGCTGACCGGGCGGTTATTACAGGCCGATGTTACGGCGGTGCTGCTCAAGGCGATCGACGCCGTTCACTTTCTCCACCATGTTGACGGTGTCGATTTCCACCAGCTCCTTGCCATCCATCGTCAGCTTGAAGTAGCTGCAGACCACGGAGATTTTGGACTCGGTATCTTCGCCCGGCTTGTTCTCACCGGTGTCGATCTCTTTCTGACGACCACGCATGACCACTTCAACGGCAACCGTCTCGCCGGTGTCATCGCGCTGGTAGGAGCCGGCAAAGCGAATCGGAACCGCATCCGCGGTGGTGGCACCATAGAGTTCCCAGATGGCAGCATCCGGGAAGCCGCCCAGCGACCACTCCATCGACAGGGCTTCGTCATCGAGACCCATATCAATCGGTGCTACGCCGTTCATGCCTGCGCCACGGTAGTTCTCCAGCTTGCGGGTCAGCTTCGGCAGCGTGATGGATTTGGCGATCCCCTGATAGCTAAAGCCATTGAGGAACACGTTCATATATTTAAGTTTTCGCGGCATTGCCATCTATCTGTTCCTTACTTGCTGTTAACTGAGGAGACCAGGTTCGCCAGATACTTATCCGTGATGCGCTGGCGCAGGGTCAGGTTTTCCAGAGGCGGCACCGGCGTATAGTCGTAATCGATATAGAGCTTGCCCGCCTTCAGCGATGCGGCGTCGTTAGCCTCTTCATCGAACCAGCAGGTGGCATCGATGATGTAGCCATTGCTTTTCAGTTCGCGGAATTTGGCATTGATGCCGTCGATGATGTCGCGAATCAGCGATGCGGTGATCGGTTTGTCCACTGCCCACATATGCGCATCAGCCATGGTGTCGGCAATCACCTGCGCGGTACGGGTGTAGTTTTCAAACAGGAACAGCGGATCGTCGGAGCAGGTGCGGTTGCCCCAGAAACGGAAGCCATCTTTGCGAATCAGCGTGGTAACGCCCGCTTCGTTCAGCAGATCGGCATCGGTGCCCGACTCCTGCAGATCCCAGAACACCGGGGTGCTGATGCCGGTAACGCCATTGACGCCGACATTGGAGAGGGTTTTATGCCAGCCGGCGGACTGGTCGATCGCCGCACGCAGACCCAGCGCGCGAGCCGTCGAGTAAGCGACAGAAGAGCTGTTGCTGGCGGTATCCCAGGCGAGGAAATCTGGCCAAATGACCATCAGTTCGCGCTGGCTGAAGTTTTCGCGATACTTGATCGCTTCAGAAATGGTTTTGCAGCCCCAGGCGCTGACATAACCGAAGGCGCGCAGCTTCTGGCAGATCGGTGCCAGCGCGGTAGCGACTTCGAGGCTATCAAGACCCGGTACGCCGAGAATGCGCGGTTTCACGCCGGTCACCGCTTCGGCGGTCAGCAGCGCTTTCAGGCCGGTATATTTACCATTTTCGTCGGTGGTGCCGATGATGTTGGAGAGGGTCTGCGCCTTGGCATCCTCACCGCTGCCTTCGGCAACGCGAACAACAATAATCACCGGTTTCGCCTGGTCAGCAATCGCCTGCAGCGAAGCTGCCAGCGTGCCTTGTTTGCCCGCTTTGGCAATCGCGCTCTGCACGTTGGTGATCAGAACCGGTTCATTGAGGGGGAACATCCCCGCGTCTGCATCGCTGGCGGTACAAACCATGCCGACAATGGCCGTTGAGACTGTGGAAATGACGCGCGTGCCATCGTTGATTTCGACGACCTGAACGCCATGATGATAATCACTCATCCGTTTAACTCCGTGGTGTTGGGGTGAGTGCTATTTTCGAGTGTCTGAAGAGCGGGTGCGAGCGGAGAGGATTGGCTAAAGGATGGCACAACCGGTGATGGCCTCTGGGATGCATAATATAAAACGCCGTGGGTTTTCCACGGCGTCGTTGTCATGTAATTCACTATTTGAGGTTAAAGGGCGGCATTCCATCGCTCTCCGGCGCAGTAAAATTATGTCCGTCATATAACCAGCCCGGGCTTACCGGAACGCCGGGATGGATAACATCCCCCGCGTCGGGTTTCCATGCAGATTGCCCATCCCATTCGACGATATTTGTCACGACACCTTTTTCAACTACTGCATAAATTGCCATTACGCGTACTCCCAAACAATTACGTAACCTGAAGTCCCTGCATTACCGGTTTTTGCCTTCTCAGCTTCATTACTTACCAGCCCATCACCACCCATACCGTATCGCCCCAGCGGCGTGGGTGTGGTCGCCGTAAAATTACTGCCCTGACCGACGGCTACTACAGTCGGCCAGGGGGAACTGATGCCATAAAGGGAGTAAAGAATACCGACCCCAGTAGGCTGGGCAGAGCCTGTTGCACCGCCGTTGTTAAAGGGCGGCAAATTTGAGTACCCCACGCCAGAGCCTTTGCCGCCAGGGCAAATCACCAGCGAGCCAAATGAAGTTGTTCCGCCATTGCCACCATTGCCACCTGCGCCGCCATTAGGCTGGCCACCGGAGCCGATAGTCACATTAACTGAGCTGAAACCTGCCGTAATAAGCGCTTTTGCATACGTACCGTTTGAACCTGCTGCGCTAATCGCATTCTCACCTGTGCTGGTTGCGGTTAGATTGCCGCTTGCGCCGCCCGCGCCCGTCTGTTCAACAATAATCCAGCGGGTTCCCGCCGTAGGCGTGTAGATCCCAGAAGTAGTTATTTTTCGGAAATTCAATAAACGTCCGGGGATAGAATTGAGGCCAAGGTATTCCACCATCTCACCGGCGTTATTTTTGCCAATAAGTTGGCGCCCTGCCGGGGTGGTATGTGTAAAGTCAAGAAGAGGATTCCAGCCGGAGAAATCATCACCGGAAAGCGCTGCGGTCGCGATTTTTCCCGACTTGCTTACGGCAATAAACGTGACTTCACCGCCGTTGTTTTCTGAGTGCCGCATGGCCATGACATCGAAAAACTCGCTGTCAAACTCCGGCTCGTTAGTGTAAGTGCCAGGCGATGTTGCGGTGTAGATCAGACCCTGCGTATTGCGGATATGAAAGGGGATGTTATATCCGGCCGGCAGTGTTATCCCTGTAACGCCCTTATCCAGCTTCTTCTCCAGTTCGGCTGCCATTGCTTTCACAGATGCGTACTGCGCATGTGGGTTATCGGTAGCCAGGTGTTTTTTCATTACCTCATCAGCATAGACCTGTACTCCAAGCGCTCTGTCATCGACATACTTACGCGTCGCCAGCACCACAGCCGGATCGATTTTCAGGCTTACCGCCGAGGTAGCAGAGACCACCAGCGCCATACGCAGGGTTTGTGTGCGGGCGCTGCCCTCCAGCAGAAGCGGTTTATAGGTCTCCGGGCAGTTAGCAACGGCAATCAGCGTGCCATCGGCGTCATAAAGGCCGATTTCGCGGATCCAGAAACCGCCTTCATTCTCGGGGATGACCTGTTCGGCGATAATCTGGTTCGCGTCACCAGGGTCGACGAACAGCATATTCAGTGGCGCAATACGTTTCTGGTTAACCAGCTTCGTTTGTGCGGGATCGGGCGTTGGCAGGCTGCCGTTACCGTCGCCGGTGGCCATATGGGTCAGCTTCAGCTGCGTGCCGAGCGCGGCGGCGTTCGCAAGCTTCGCGGCACCCTGGTTAGTCAGAATGGCAAAATATTTCATAGTCAGGCGTTCACTCTCAGGTTTGCGATTGAGTAAACGCTATTGTCGTGGGCATTTTGGGGAAGGGGCTATCGAATGCGGTTGGCTGCCAGGCGGGACAACCCAACGGTAAAGCCTGATGCGGCGTCGCGTTATCAGGCCAGGGGATGTTGTAGGCCGGGTAAACGCAGTGCCACCCGGCAAAACGGGCCGCAGCCCGTCATCTTTTATTGCGGCTGTTCAGGCCAGGCGATATCGGGCGCGGTTGCCGTATCGACTTTCTGCAGCGCCTGAATGTAGCGCATCCAGGCGATAAGCTGCGTTTTATCATCATCGCTGATGATGCCGAGCTGCAGTTCGGTCTGCCACAGGCTGATGGTGTTTTTCGCATTGTTGAGCAGACGGGTCTTGGTCTGCTCTGCCTGCGCGATATGCGCGGCCTGCTGTGCGACCTCATCCGTTACCCAGCCGCTGCCATTCCAGACGTCATAGGGTGTGGCGGGGGCAAGGGGGGTGACATCATCCGGGTAATCGCCCAGCTGCGCCAGCGTCTTTTTCTCGCCAGTGATTTTGTCATACACCTCGCTGCCGCGATGGTCAGGAGCATACTCCCAGCCATCCAGCGCTGCGTTGCGGCGCACCGCGAAATCCGGTTTCGCTGCTAAAGGCTTATCAAGCGCCGCGTTCGCCGGAATACCGACGCCGACGGCAAGATACTCGACGGTGCTGCCGAGATATTCGCGGCTTCCCCCGTCAAAGTTATAGACGGTGACAGTGCCCGCCTGGCTGGCCAGGTGGTTTTCGTTCAAAATTGCGGTGGTCATTATGCGGCTCTCACGATGTAGTTAAAGGCAATGTTGCGTGGACGGGTGCTGCCATAGCCTCCGGCAAACCCGCCGGCATCCATATCAATTGCGGCATCCTGGGTGACAAAAAGCGCATTCATCACATTTGCATAATCGCTTTTCATCACAGGGTCTAATCCGAAGTCACTCCTGGCAGTGGCCACGTTGTCATTGGCATGAATTGGGCTGGCCAGGTTTACCGAGCTGAGTGAAGGATCGTTGATATTAATGGTCCCTTTCTGCCAGCTTAGTAACGCACGTGCAGGATCCACTCCGCGCCCAGCGTCCCAACCGCGAATAAACTCCCCGCGCAGATCCGGCAGTAAACCGGCCGGGTAAGCTGCCCCCAGGCGCGGAAGCTTTGTTTTGTCGAACGTGGCGCCGTTGCAGATGAGCCAGCCTAGTGGTGGCTCCGCGAGCGGCCAGGCGACCGGCACACCTACCGGCAGAATGTAGGCATCATTTGCCACCACATCACGCACATATTTGGTATTGGCAATCTGCTGACCGTAATTACTCACCAGCGTGTCCGGAACCGTCGGGATCCCCGTGAACGCTGGGCTGGCGAGCGGTGCATATTGCGGATGTGGATTGGCGGCCTTGAGATGATTACTCAGCAGGTCATCAGCATACTGGCGGGTGGCCAGCACCACCGACGGATCGATTTTCAGCGTCACCGCCGCCGTTGAGGAGACGAGCACCACCATACGGATGGTCTGCGTGCGTCCGCTACCCTCCTGCAGCTGCGGTTTATAGGTTTCCGGGCAGTTCGCCACCGCAATCAGCACGCCAGCATCGTCATAGAGGCCAATTTCACGGATCCAGAAGCCACCTTCAGTTTCCGGAATCACCTGTTCAGCAACAATCTGGTTGCCATTTTTCGGGTCAATCGAGAGCCGGTTTAGCGGCGCGATACGCTTCTGGTTAATCAGTTGGGTCTGCGCCGGATCGGGTGTAGGTAGCTGGCCATTGGCATCGCCGACTGCCATCTGCGTCAGGTTGATTTGCGTGCCCAGCGCGGCGGCATTTGCAAGCTTTGCCGCCCCCAGGTTAGTCAAAATAGCGAAATATTTTGCGGTCATGCATACGCTCTCAGGTTGTTTGTTGAGAAGTGAACGATGGCGATATTTTCCGTTCAGCCGCAGGCAAACACCATTAAGGGGCGTTGGTTGTGAACTCACACAACAGGGCTGGAAAAAAAACGGGCGATGCCCGTTGGGATATAGAGAGGATTACGCTGCTCTGATGATGTAGTTAAAGGCGACGTTGCGCGGTCGGGTTTCATTCCCACCCGGAATCTGAAACGCATCGGCAGTAGAACTGTTTACCGCCTGGCTAATCCCGCTGGTATAGATCGGGTTCATACCGCTTTGCAATGCAAAAACTGTCGTTGAACCTGTTCCCGCTCCTGGGCCTAGATATTTAAGCGTGAATTTCTTTATCTCATCAGCCTGACTGGTTAAAAGGGCACGCCCGCTATCCACTGCGCGTCCATCATCCCAGCCGCGAATAAACTCGCCGCGCAGATCCGGCAAATTGCCTGAGGGAAACAGGGCCGCCAGCTTTGGATACTGCCCTTTATTAAAGGCCGCGCCGTTGCATTTTAGCCAGCCGTCAGGCGGAGTGGCAGACGGGTAGGGCAGCGGCACGCCGACCGGGGTGAAGGAGGCGATATCGGCAATCTGTAGATACTGCGGATGGGGATTCGGCGCCTTCAGGTGTCCGGCCAGCAGATCGTCGGCGTATTTACGCGTTGCCAGCACCACCGATGGATCGATTTTCAACGTCACGGCTGCTGTTGAGGAGACCACCACCACCATGCGAATGGTCTGCGTGCGTCCACTGCCCTCCTGTAGCTGCGGTTTGTAGGTCTCCGGGCAGTTCGCCACCGCAATCAAGACCCCTGCGTCATCGAACAGACCCAGCTCGCGGATCCAGTACCCGCCCTCATTCTCCGGGATAATCTGCTCCGCTACTATCTGGCTTGGGTTCTCCGGGTCGACCGACAGGGCATTGAGCGGCGCGATGCGTGTCTGATTAATGAGCCGGGTTTGCGCCGCGTCCGGTACCGGCAGCGTGCCGTTGCCATCCCCGATGGCCAACTGCGTGAGGTTAAGCGTCGTGCCAAGCGCGGTGGCGTTCGCCAGCTTCGCCGCGCCCTGATGGGTCAAAATCGCGAAATATTTTACAGACATGGGATTCTCTCAGGTTTGTTGAGCAGTGAACGGTAGGGATATTTTCCGTTCAGCACCTGGCGGACGCCACGCGGCGGCGTTGGTCTGAGGGGCACACAACAGGGTAGATAAAAAAAACGGGCCGTAGCCCGAAGGGGAGGGTTAAACCGTGATAGTGAGGCTATCAATCAGGTGGATTGCCGATGCGGCATAGCTTTCACCACCGACAACAATCTCTTCCGGGCTGTAAGGGTAGACCGTCAGCTCCTCGCCAAGGTAGCAGGCCGCGCCAACGTAGCACTCGCCCTGGCTGCTGAGACTGATATTCAGCTCCGTCAAATGGCGGCTTGCCGGTTTGGCATCATTAATCAGCCGCTCCAGCTCCTGGTACGTCTCCTCGGTAATGCCGTTCTCCTGGACGCCGATCACCAGCCGGAAAGTGCCGGGTTCGGCGTTATCCTGCCACCACTCACGCAGCTCAATCAGGAAGCCGAGCGGCTCAACCACCCGGTGAATGGCGCTGCGCGTCCCTTTATGTTGATGGACGAAAAAGGAGGAGGCGATCACCTTACGTTTGGTCGCTTCCGGCCAGTTAAAATCCCAGCGGTCAACGGAGAGTGCCCAGGCGAGATAGGGCAGCAGCTCGGCCGGGCAGGTTAGCGGATCCCACAGCGTGCGCAGCGGCACCGGTACGCATTCAATCTGCGCCGCCGCGTGTGCTGTCGCCACCTCAAGAACCGATGAGCCAACAGGCAACAGACGGTCGTCACTCATCGGTACCTCCGGTGGTGATTTTCCACGCCGTACACCAGGAGGCCTGGCTCTGATCGAGCACAATATCTTGCTGCGGTGCGTTCAATACCACCCGCTGCACGCCCTCAACGTGGAGCGCTGCGTAGATTGCCGACAGGCGAATATCGCGCCCCAGTCGGCGCTGGGCGGTGATATAGGCTTTCAGCTTCTGCTCAGCCGCCTGGCGAATCGGCTCCGATTCAGGTCCGGGATAGAGAAAAAGCGTGGCATCAATCTGGTAGGGCACAATTTTAGCGCTCTGTACCGTCACGCGATCGCCGACCGGGCGCACATCCTCCGCGTTAAGTGCTTTATCGATAATCGCCAGCAGTTCAGGGCTGGCGGTACCGTCGCCTTCGCGGGAGAGCACAGAGATGGTGACGCAGGCGGGGGACGGGCTGACGGCAGAGATATCCGCCACGCGACCATCGGCGCTGCGGCCGTGATACTCATACGCACCCACCGGCCCGGCCACGCTTAGCCCTTCAAAAGCCTGCTGCGCGCGCAGGCGTAAATCGGTATCGGACTCCATTACTGCCGGCGTGGGCGGTATGGTGCTCTCATCAGCAGGGGCGATCACCAGCCGCGCGGTGTTGCTGTTCGCCGCGATGGCATCGAGATCGCTGCGGGAAGCATACGCGAGCATCACCGCGCGGGCCGCTTCGTTGACGCGCTGGCGCCACATCACTTCGCGGTAAGCATTCTCTTCGAGAAACTTGGTCAGCGGCTCGGACTCCAGCGCCAGCGTACGGGCGATGGCCTCCTGCTGATCGGCGGGAAAGAGTGAAACAAGAGTGGTTTTGCGCTCATCCAGGATGCGCTCATAATCCAGCGCCTCGACGACATCGGGCGCGGGCAGTTGGCTCAGATCGATAATCGGCATGGTATCAACTCACAGGAAGGGTTAAAGAGAGGGACTCGCCGGTGCTGGCAAGCTGACCGGTCAGATTGACCACCATCTTGCCGTCGAACTGACGTTCGGCCGTCACCGCGCTGAGGGTGATGCGCGGCTCCCATTGCAGCAGCGCCATGTAGCAGGCCACCTGAATTTGCAGCGCCAGCGCCGGGGTTTGCGGCTGATCGAGCATATCGAACAGCAGCGAACCGTAATCGCGGCGCATCACGCGCGAGCCCACCGGCGTGCGCAGAATATCGCTGATACTCTGGCGGATATGGTCGACGTCGGTCAGGCTGCGCCCGCTGGTGCGATCGAGGCCGAAATAACGTGCTGTCATAAAGGTGCTCCTGTGGTGCCGCCGCTGTCGCCGGGGTGTTGGTGGCTATGCAGCACTTTGCCGTTCGAGGTGAGCGAGCCGCCGCTGTGCGTCACATTGCCGCTCATCGTGCCGCCTTTTTGCACCTCCAGCGTGGCGGTGATCAGCTTATTGGTGCAGACCACTTCCGGCGTATCGAGGGTGATGCGCGTCGAGGCTTTCACCAGCACTTGCGGCACGCTGGCGGTAATCGACTCGGAGGCGGTGATATCGGCGGTTTTAATGCCGCTCACCTTCAGGGCGCTGGTCTGTGGTTCATATTCAAACATCGCGCCATCGGGAAAAGTGACGTGCCAGGCGTCCGCCGAGGCGGAGGGTGCCGGATGATCGTTGGCATAAATCCCCGGCATCACGAAGGCGGTCTCCAGCTCGCCGCCGACCGCAAGCAGTAACACCTGCTCATCGACGGAGGGGGCCCACCAGCTGCGCGAACGCCCGGCGCGGTGGGTTAACCACTGTAGCCAGTCGGTCACCATACCGCCGGTCTGCACCCGGCAGCGCCCGGCTTTCAGGTCGACCTCAACGATAATTCCGGTGCGGATCATATTGCGAAGCTGGCGGGCCAGCTCGTGAAGCGAAAGTTGTCTGTTCATAAGCGAAATGATGCTATGCGTCCCCGGTTTTGAAAATTGAACAAGGCTGTCCGGCTTTTGGCACAACGCAGCCCGTGGCGTATGGCGCAGGCGATCACGCCTGCCAGCGGCTCACCAGCTCGCCGTTGATATAGAGCTCTTTCGGACGGGTGACGAAGGCCGGCGGCAGCGGCTCCGGCAGCGTTTCGGCAATCAGCGCGCCGTTGAGCTCTTTCACCTGGGTGCGCTCGGTCAGCTGGAGCACCATCGTCACATCCTGGGTACCGTCGGCATTGGTCAGCAGCGTCCAGCTAAAGCCGCCTTTCTGCCCCGCTTCGACGGAGAGAATGTCGGGCTGGTTATCGCGCAGCCACGCCATTACCGGCACAAACAGCGTGTCGATATCGCCGCTGAAACCGGTGATGGTGACGTTGAGGCTGAACAGTTTTTCAAACGATAAGGAGCTGGCGAGCGTGGCGATATTGCTGCCTTTATCGACCCACAGGCGCAGCATCGAGGGGGTATCGTGCAGCGCCGGGACGGCGTTAATCAGGGCGCTGCGCAGAGAGTTGGGTTTTAGCATTGATCTCATCCTGGCAATGTTTAAGGGTTTCAACTTGCAGCGCGCACTGCACCAGCGCGTGCTCAAGCTGGCGGATATCGGCGCTCAAATCGCCGTTAGTTTGCGGCGTGCTTGCCGGCATCGGGCAGAGGCTGACCTGCGGGCAGCTGTTGTAGACAATGAGCGGCGGAGGGGCAGGCGGGGCGCTGGTGCACCCGGCGCACAGCATCAGGTAACTCAGTGCGATACCAGTGGCGAAAAGCCTCGTTCTCATTTAATAACCTCGCGATCGCGTTTTCTCGTTGCAGCGCCTGCGCGCTGGCGGCATCGAGCTGCTGTCGCAGCGTGACCTGCGCCTGCTGGTTCTTTGCCGCCAGTTCGGCGGTGGCATTGAGGGCAGTTTTAAGGCGCGTCAGCGTGGCGTTCTGCTCCTGCGCCAGTTGCTGCGCGTTGGCTAAAGACGCACGCAGAGCGTGGTTTTGCTCAAACAACCACAGCCCGGTCAGCGTCGCCAGGAGCGCGGCCACTATCATCAGGCGGGTGCTCATTTCACCCCCCGGAGGCACCAGTCGCGCTCACGCTGGCGGCGGTTTTCCAGCCCGCGGTTGCGTACGCCATCGACATAGACCCAGCGCGGCAGCTGATCGCAGGCCTGTTTCCACGCCTTCTGGCGCAGGTGCCAGGCAAGCGTTGAGGCGCACGCCGCGCCGCTGCCGACGTTAAAGGTGAAACTGACTACCGCGTCATAGACCGGTTGCGGCATCTCCACCGGCACGCAGTGCGCCAGGCGGCGCTCAACGTTCAGCACGTCGGCAACCAGGTTGACGGCGGCCTCTTTTTCGCTGATATCGCGCGTGGGAATCACTTTCGCCGTGTGGCCAATCCCCGAGGTCCAGACTCCCGCGCTGCACTGATAGGGGCGCAGACGACAGCCTTCGAGATCGGTAATCAGCGCCAGCCCCGCCTGTGAGGTGTGCAGCAGATGAAAATCGGGCAGCAGCAGCGCCAGCGCCAACACGGCCGCCGCGCTACAGCGTTTAACGGGTAAGCCCATTGACCACCTCCTGGCTCACCGCACAGGATTTGAGGAACAGATAGCTTTTACGGCGGTAATACCAGTTCACGCCGACGGTCATGGCGACGCCGAGTGCGCCGAAGTAAGCAGCAAAGTCTTGTGGCGTCATGGCGCCAAAAAAGGTCAGGGCGACGCTAATCCAGTAGGCCAGCGACGAGCTGATTCTCTCGATACTTACGCCCATAGATTTACCGTCTCCTGCATAGTCTGCACCGCGACATCGGGCAGGGTGATGGCGGTGCCGTGCGGGAGAACCACCCCCAGCTCGGCAAGTCCAGGATTGGCGGCCAGCACGCGTTCGACGACGCCCGCCGTTCGCCCGTAGTAGCGCAGACAGATCAGATCGAGGGTGTCGCCCTGTTGTGTTATCGCATTCATCGTTTTGCGTCTCTTACCATCCGGAAGGTTTTTTCCATGGTTAAGTTTCCGCAACAGAGAGGCTAAGGGCTATGAATTGGTGCTGGCGCGTGGCTGGTACAACAACGGGGAGGAAAAAGCGACGCACCGGGCGAGGGAAACGCTAGCCGGTGCGTAAGAGTACGGTAAAGAGAGTGGCCGGAATGGCGTTCGGCGGGCTATTCGGCTTTGTAATAAATATCCTCATCATCGGGAGTAGTGTTCTCGCTCTCTGCCAGATCCGCGATCAGGCTTAAGGCCAGCTTCAGGTCGGAAGGCTTGCAGTTGGCGATAAGCGACACCTCGGCAATGAATTGCACGCATGCCCATTTGTGCTGAGTCTTATTTAGTCGTTCAAAGACCATGAATTCCTCTCATGAATTCTCTTACTGTATGTATATACAGTATCATAGGCTGGATATTTATGGGAAGCGAAGATTATTTTGTCTAATCACTATGTCGCTGATAAAAAAACAGTATTGTGAAGTGACAAATATTCTGACCATCTATTGCTTGCCAAAAAGTCATTATTCTTAATGATGTTGAGATCGGTTTTTAACCTCCCGTTTCGTTCACTGAGGATCCCTTCCCGCAGCCGGTGGGTGAGTTGCCGCCGCTGGTAATCTGTTAGCGGTTTACCCGGCTCGAAGGGCGTACAGTTATTGACAGAACTCCAAGCGGGCGCCGCCGCGCCCTGAAAAACCGCCGCCGCGCGCTTCGGCACGATGGTCCACTTCTTCAGGCGCGTCAGTACCGGCGAACCGCTACCGATTACCGTGTCATACACGCCGCGAATACGAACCGTCGGTTCACCGTACTGGTTAAATTCACCCTCTGCTTTATACAGGGTGCGTACCTGCAGATCGTCACGGCGGACAAACGGGCCGCCCTGAGCATTGACGTAGCCGGCCCAGTCGCCGTTATCGGCGGCATCGTGGACGTCGGCGAACTCCACGCTCAGCCCTTTGGCCGTGGCGCTGTCGGCCATTTTGCGTAATTCCCGGTAGACGGTGACCGGCGCGCCGCCGACAAACTGAAACTGGCGGATATGCCAGCGCGCCGCCCAGGCGGAGACCGCGCAGGCGCTCTCTTTCAGCGGCGTGTCCGTTTCGTGGTCGGTTTCATTATCCAGCGCGTAGCCGTCAATATTCTTGGCGATATACTTCGCCACATACCCCGTTGCGCTCCCCTTTTGCGCATCGATCGCTTCGGCATGAAAACGGGCTTTTCGCGCCTTGTCGTTGCGTAACTCTTCACTATCTTGCTGGTGGGCAAAATCGCGCAGGATCTCGCGCACCTTCTCTCGGTCCTGCGGTTGCATAAACAGCAGCAGATGCCAGTGCGGGGTGCCATCGTGATGCGGCTCCGCAACGCGAATACCGAAAATGCGCAGGCCGTCGCGGTGTAGCCTGGCGCGAATGCGCGCCCACAGGCGGGTGAAGTATCCCTGGGTTTGCGCCGGGCTGGCGCCGTTCCATTTCAGATTACGATGCCCGGTATGAGAGGTGGCATGAAAGGCGGCAGGCGCGGTCAGCGTGTAAAACTCGCCGACGTAGCCAAGGGACTGACAGATAGTTTCGAAACCGCGAATGCGCGTCATCAACTCGCAGCGGCGGATCGCCGGGTTGGCTATCGACCCATCATGCTTATCAATCAGGCTGATGCGGTTTCCCTCTTCATCCTCCAGCTCCATGCTTTTGAGAAATGCCCGGTGGCGGCGCTTCTGCTCGCGCCAGGTGGTGATGCAGTCCCGGCTGGCGTAGGGCTGCGTTTTCCGGCTCACCAGCCCTAGCGCGATGTGCAGATGTTCGCGCCACTGGGCGGCGGCGCGGCGAAGATGACCGCGCCACCACTGCTCGCTGAAAAGACGGATCACCGCCGGGGCGAGATCGTCCGCGCAGACGCGGTGTTGCGTCACGCGCTGCCAGTGCGGCGGGGTGACGTTAAATTGCAGGGCGATAAGACCAGCGTGGTGATACCAGCGGTGCAGGGTTTTCAGCTCGGTCTGCTCATCGGCATCAATATCCGCCAGCTCGCTACGGATAAAGTGGGCGATATCTTCCGCCAGCCGGTCGACGCTGGCCCGATTGCAGTCCGCGAACTGGTTGTAGCGGTTAACCAAATCGACCAGCCGGCCAGCCAGCGCCTGCTGGAAAGCGGTATCAAAATGGCCATTGAAAAGTGCCTTTGAGATGCGTGATTGCAAACAATCGATCTGGTAGCGGGCATTCACGGCCTTCAGGCGTGGCAGGGTTTGCCTGGCGAAGCGCAGCAGAAAGGCGTGCGCCCGCGCCGCGCCATGCGCCTTTTCCAGCGCTTGCTCTGTGCGGCTGATGGAGAGGCGCACGCAGGCGGGTTGCAGCGCCAGTGCGTGACGCGCCTGCAGCACCGCCGCAATATGCTGATTGCGGCGGTGCTGTTCGGCGTGAGTCAGGTAGGGGCTGGCGATAGCGCTGCGCGGCGCGTTCCAGGGGTAAGCCAGGCTGACAGCCACTTATGTTCTCCTGAAGTGCTTATCTTTCAGTTCGGCGATCTGCTGGCAGCTGACGCAGCAGGTCACGCCCGGCAGCGCCATGCGACGCGCCTCGGGGATCGGCATGTCGCAGCATTCGCAGGTTAAGCGAGAGGGGAGGAGTAAACGGCGGCGGGCGTGCAGGATATGCCGCTCGCGCTCCTCCATTTCGCGTTGTTGAACGCCATCCATTTCATCGGCCATCAGTGCAGCTCCAGCGCCTGGTTATCGATATGAGTCGCCTCCTGGCGCAACAGCTCGGCGGCGTCGCTCCAGTCGAGGCGCTGGGAGGCAATAAAGCTCGCCAGCGTATCAAGGCGGGCAGAAACGGCACCGGCGCAGCGCAGGCGTTCGTTATTGCGGGCTTCAGCCAGCAGCAGCGTGACTTCATCGCCACTGCGGGCGGGGGAGTGAATCGCGGTCTTTCTCATGGTAATTCTCCTGAATTTGGGCAAAGGGATGCCCGACGGGTTGACGTCTTGGTTTGAAAGTTGGGGTTAAAGCGGCATGGTTAGCCGTTTCGGAAACAGGCTGACAACGACGCGAAAGTGGTTCATGGCAGCGATCAGTGCGCGCTTCTCCTCGAGGGTGAGCTGCTGCGGGTCGAGCGCCTGGCGGGCAGTGGGTACGCGGGCGAGAAAGAAGATCGCCGCCAGCGCCCGGGCATTTGCCTCATACTGCTCGTCGCGTCTGTCGCGCATATCGTCGATAAAGCGCGCCACCTCGCTCCAGCTGTCGCCCCAGTGGCGACCGCGAAGCTCGCTGATGTGGTTTAACCCGGTAAGCCGCTCGCCGGCACTCAGCGGTGCGCTGGCGGCAGGTGAGGTGATCGCCATAGATCCTCCTGCGTGAGCGTGAACTCGCAAATGCAAAATTAACCGAATGAGGTGGCGGAGCGCCGGTCGATGTAACGGCAGTCGATAGCCTGCTGCGTTAATTTATCGCGCCAGGCTTTGACGTTAATCAGCGTGCGGCTGCGTTTACCGGCGTCGGTATGCTCGCGGGTTGGCGCTTTGAGCAGCACCCCCTCATCGAGCCACTGCCACACCAGACGCTCGCTGATACCGCGCATTGCGGCGAAATCCTTCACCGTCATCGCATCGGACATCGCCGAGCGGATCAGGGTTTGCAGCGCCGGCAGCAGGGCGGACATCAACTCATCCATCTGCCCATGTGAAAAGGTGCTGAATTGCATTTGAGAGCCGGATAACGGATGCGACGGCATTGATTTTGCATCTGACATATCGCATTATCTCCTGTTGTTTGAAATGTAGTGCACTGCTGTGCATTTTGGTCGATGAACAGCAATATAAATCGCAAATGCGATTGTGTAAATCACTTTTTCGATGTTGGTGTCCATGAGTGAAAACAAGATGAGTGTTCAGGATGTGGTGGATCGCATTGCGTCGTCCTACTCCGTATCCAGTCAGAAAGCGCTTGCCGAGGCGCTGGATGTGCCGGCGAACAATATCAGCAGCTGGATCCAGCGGGAAAGCGTGCCCTATAAAGCGGTGGTCAAATGTGCGCTCGATACCGGCGCGGATCTGCACTGGCTGGTGAATGGCGAGTTTGCAAATGCGAATCTGGTTGAGAAGCCGCAGGTAAAAGGCAAGGCATTGTATGAGGAGATCCTCTCGGCGGGCGGACGCCCGGTGCTGCGTCGCATTCTTGATGCCTATGGCTTCCAGATGCAAAAAGATCTGGGCGATTTGCTCGATATCTCTTCAGGCACCATCAGCACCTGGGTGCGCCGCGACTTCTTCCCCGGTGATGTGGTCGTCACCTGCGCGCTGGATACCGGCGTCTCGCTGAAGTGGCTGGCAACCGGGCAGGGAGAGATGTACCCGGCACCGGCTGCTGCGCAGAACGATGCTGTTATTACCATTCCGAAATTCCGCCATGAGTCGGGCGAGCTGAAAGAGGCGGGCGTCTGGACATTAGATCCCTCGCTGGCTCCTGCCGCTACCGATAGCCTGCGCTTTATTGACGGGCTGCATGCCGGCTGGCTGGTGGATACCGCTGCGCAGAAGATTGGCAACGGGCGCTGGGTGATTGGCATTGATGACGCGCTGGATGTCTTTGATGTCGTGCGCTTGCCCGGTGGCAAAGTGCGCCTGAGCAATAACGCGGTCGATTTTGAGTGTGGCGTAGCGGAGATCGCGCCGTTCGGCGTGGTGCTCTCTACGCTGGAAAAGCATGTGTAAGCGGCAATGACGGTCAGTAAACAAAAGAGCGGAAAGTGGCTCTGCGAAGTCTATCCCCAGGGGCGCGACGGGCGGCGCATCCGCAAACAGTTCGCCACCAAAGGCGAAGCGGAAGCCTTTGAGACGTGGGCGAAGCGGGAAGCGGAGGAGAAACCCTGGCTCGGCGAGAAGGCCGACCGCCGCCGCTTAAGCGAGCTGATTGCGCTGTGGTACAAGCTGCACGGTCAGTCGCTGGCGGCGAGCAAATCGCGGCTGGCGAAGCTGGAGATTGTCTGCCGCGGGCTGGGCGATCCCATCGCCGCGCAGCTGACGGCGAAAGCCTGGGCGCACTACCGTGATAAGCGCCTGAGCGGTGAGATCGACAATGGCTACACGCCGGACCCGGCAAAGTGGAAAGTGAAGCCCATCACCGTCAATCGCGAGCAGCACTATCTCAGCGCGGTGTTTAACGAGCTTACGCGGCTGGGTGAGTGGTCGCTGCCCAATCCGCTGGAGAGCGTGCGTCCGTTTCGCGAAAAAGAGCGCGAGATGAGCTGGCTGACGCAGGCGCAGATCGCCGAACTGCTGGCGGCCTGTGTCCGTTTCGGCAATGTCGATTTAACGCGGGTGGTGAAAATTTGTCTCGCCACCGGCGCGCGCTGGCGCGAAGCTGAATCCCTCACCCGCACGCAGCTGTCACCCAATAAGCTCACCTTTGTCAAAACCAAAGGCGGCAGGAACCGCACCGTGCCGATCCCGCAGTGGCTGTTCGACGAGCTGGCTCCGCTCGAGGGGGCGCTGTTTCAGCCCTGTTATCCCGACTTTACCCGCATGCTGGCCACCACCTCTCTGGCTCTTGCCGAGGGGCAGAAAACCCACGTTTTGCGCCACACCTTCGCCTCGCACTTTATGATGAATGGCGGCAATATCCTCGTGCTGCAGCGCATCCTTGGCCATGCCAATATTCGTGAAACCATGCGTTATGCCCACTTCGCTCCCGATCACCTCGAAGAGGCGGTGACGCTCAACCCGCTGGCGGCGTTTAATGGCGGCAATGTGGCGGCAGAAGATGCATAA